AGCCACTAGTGCTTTTACTAGAATCACCAGTTGATACAATACGACAGATTCAATCTGTGCTAGAGTACGTAATAAAAAACAACAAACCTTTGCTTATTATAGGCGATTTAGAACAAGGTGTTTTATCAGCTCTAGCAATGAATAAAATGAAAGGTAATATCAAAGTAAATGTTATAAACGCACCAACTTACGGTGTTAATAAACAACAAATACTTCAAGATCTTTCGCTACTCACCGGAGCTACAATTATAAACGAAGACCTTGGTGATGACATGGAAATGATACAAGTTGATCATTTAGGAACATGTTTAAAAAGCGTTACATCACATGAAGATACCGTGCTTCAAATAGAAGAAGAAAACGAAGAGATTAATGATGTTATAAAAACTCTTAAAAAAGAACTAGTTAAAGAGAAAAATCCTAATAAGGTTATAAAGCTAGAAAAAAGATTAGCCATGCTGTCTGCTAAAATAGCAATTGTAAAAGTAGGTGCTAATTCAGAAATAGAATTAAAAGAAAAAACAGATAGAGTAGAAGACGCTATCTGTGCTACTAAAGCTGCTATCAAAGAAGGGATTGTTCCTGGTGGTGGTATTGCTCTATTAAACGCTGCAACGAATATAACAGCCAAGTCAATAGGTGAAACAGTTTTATTAGAAGCTATAAAAGCCCCTTTTAAAACTATACTTGAAAACGCAGGTCTAGAATCTGATAGAAAGACACCAACAAGAAAAGGACAAGGCTACAATGTGGTTACAGGAAAAATGGTAAATATGATTAAGTCGGGTATTATAGATCCACTACTAGTCACCAAGAGCGCTCTTCAAAATGCAGCTTCTGTAGCAACAACAATATTATCTACTGATTGTGTAATCAATAATTTAAGAATAGATGAAGGCAATAGGTAGAAATTTAATTATAATAAAAGAAAAAGAAGGTACTACTAAAACTAAAGGTGGTTTACTTCTTGCTGAAAATCAACGTGAGGATATACGCTATGTAAAAGCAAATGTTGTATCTGCAGGTGAAGAAGTATCAGGTGTCAAAGAAAAAGACACTATATATTTTGATCGTCACGCTGGTCACAAAATAGAAGTTGGTGATAATTCGTATCACGTAATTAAATCTGCAGATATAGTTGTTGTAGTATGAGACTAGATGCTAGTGACATTAGAGAATTAAACCTAATGAAGCACTACCGCATCATAAGAAAATGGGCTTGTAAAAACAATAATTTAAATGATGCAGATCTAGAGCTTCTTATATATCTTGACTGTATAGATTTTTTTACTAAAAAAGATTTTGAAATGGGTGTATACTCATACAGCTGGGATAATCGCAGATGGAACAGGCTGCTAAAAGAAGGTTGGATAGTTGTGTGGAGACACAGAAACAGAACAACTCAGAAATACCATATATATAAAGTATCATTTAAAGGCAAGCAATTAATAAGTAGAATATACAGAATAATGCTTGGTGAAGAAGATATAAATACTGGTAGAAGAAATAAGATAATTAATGGCGACACATATACTGACAAAGTTATGACAAAAGCCATTTATAATGTAAACAACGACAAAGATAGATAACATGGATAATTACAAACTTCCAAGTGGCATTGAAGCGCCATTAAAACTAACAGCTAAACAAGCTAAAAATTTACCGCCTGAATTAGTTGAAAAAATTAAAGCTAAAGAAGAAGCTGAAGGCAGTCCAGTAGGAATGTTTGCAATAAATCCTATGACAGGTATGCCTCAAGCTAATCAAATGATGCAATCACCTATGAATCCAGTGGCACTAGGAGGCTTACAAAATAAAATACCTGGAATCACAGGTCAAGCAGTGGATGGTATGTATGATAGAATTTTACCAACACCTTTAACTAAATATAAAAAATAAAATTATGCATAAAACAGATCCAAATTATGATGCTACGATGGCGTCTAAAAACGTACACGGAGTTGTAGGTGAAAACGCGATATGGGACGGACCATTAGATCAGACTGGAAGACCGCACGGAGTTGGTTCTAGTTCTGGTATAACAGGCATGCAGGTGTTAAAGGCTAAAAGTTACTACAATGGTAAGCCAATAACTCAATGTGCTAAAGTATACAAAGATGTATAGTTCTCCATTTTTTAAAGGTCATGAGCCTTTTCCAGAAATAAAAGAAGAAAATAAAGGTAAGTTTACTTCCTGGGTAAAAAAAAATATGCCAGGTAAATCTACTTGTGAAGCCGCTAGTGCTGTTATGAAAAATAAAGATAAGTATAAAACAGCTGTAGTTAAAATGGCTAATTACGCTAAGAACTTTGGTTGTTCTAAAAAATAAATTATGTCAAAATTTTCAACACCTTTTTTAAACAAATCTCCATTAGAAGGCGCATACACCTCAGGGTCAGGTGGTATGGTATACGCTTCTAACAGACAAGCTTTTCAAAGACTGCAAGACGATATTGTAAAAGGATTAGGATCTACAAGTAAAAACACTTGTAAAGTTTTGTTAGAGCGAAGAAACAATGGAACTATAACTCAATCAGCTTATAAAGATGCTTCTAAAGGATGTAGTAAAGCAGAGTCAGAAACAAAGGTTTCTTATGATAAAGCTATTGATTCTGGAATAACGCCAGAACAAATGGAGGAAGTTTTTAAAGCTGGATCTTTAATAGGTAAAAGCTTTAGACTAGGTTAACTAAAAATAAACACAGCAAAACAATTTTAAAATGGGATATCAAAAAGGACATTACGGAAAATATACGGGCAATGCTAAGTGTTGCATGGATCATGCTGACACGAAAGTTACTAAAGAAAATTATAAAGCTACTGAGCGAGACGACGCGGCTCATATAGATTATCTAAAGCGAGATGTATTATATGATGATCATCACGGGCACAGCGATGAAAAAATGACTGCTGATGAAAAACATATTTCAAAATTAGCAGGAGATATGAAGTACGACAAAAAACACCATGGATCTGCCGCGCATTTGCATGATGAATTTACAAGAAAAAACAATATAAACCACAAATAAAAACTAATATTATGCCTAAAGGATTTGGATACGGCCCTGACGCCGGAAAAAAGAAAAAAGGAGGACCTCAAATGGGGCACTCACCGGCAGAAATGGGTCATAAAGACTCAGCTATGAAAATGGGACATAAAAGTCCAGCTGAAATGAGCCCATATAAAATGGGTCACGAGTCACCGGCTCAAAACCATCATTATGGTAAAAGAAAAGGTGAATCAGTAAAACAAGAAAGAAAAGATTTATTGACAGATAATCCAGTCGCTAAAGACGCAAGCGGTGGAAGATCATGGATGTCAAAACATGCAACGCCTTTAACCATGGGACACGAGTCACCAGCAGAAATGCACTGCATGGGTAAAAGAAAATAAACAGTAGGGATCTGTAAAACCCAGCCAAACACTAACACTAACACTAACACTAACACTAACAAAAAATGGCAAATTATTTAAAAGTAAATGCAGGACCTGTAGCAGGTGACGGCATTGAAACATTAATATCAATTGGTAAAATCGCAGGCATTAGCTCTGTAACAAATGCAGCAAACGTTACAACTGTAGTTATAAAAACAGATTCTACTGCTACTTCATTATACACAATAACTGTACCTGGAGTAACAGGAGCAGCAAGTCAAAATACTACTTCTGCAACAAGAGAAAAAGATGCAACAGACGCAATCAATGCGGCTTTAGTAGCTAATCCAGGAGGTGTAGTATCTACACTAGGCGCAGTACCAGCTTTGTTTCAAACTCCAGCTGCTCAATCAGGGCAAAATGGGAAAATATTAATTACTCAAGCTGCTACTTTCGCACAATACACAGATTGTATTTATACTCCGTAAATTATGAAATCAACAGGTTTAGGAGACAGCGTAGAGAAGTTTACTAAAGCTACTGGTATCAAAAAAATGGTTGACACAATGAGCAGGGGACTTAATATCCCCTGTGGTTGTGAAGCCAGAAAAGATGCATTAAATAAAATGTTTCCTTATAAAAAATAACATGGCTTTTAAACTAACAAATCCTCCTTATAAATTAGATAACACTCCAATATATCATGTAGATATGGAAGCTAATGTTATGGGTAAAGCTAACAACAATGGAACTATTATTATAAATAAAGACGTAGATCCTTCAATGACTCAAGATGTTATAGACCACGAAATGGTTCACATAGATCAAATGAAACGTGGTGATTTAGATTATGATGATAAAAATGTTTACTGGAAAGGTAAAATATACCCAAGATCTAAAATGAACGAAGGAGCAAAAAACTTGCCTTGGGAAGTCGAGGCTTATAAAAATGCCTAAAAAAAAATTTAAAGAAACTAAAGTCGGTCAGTTTCTGCTTGGTAAATCTGGAGTATTAGATTCACTAGCAGACGTATTACCAGACAAAGGCTTATTAGGTGTTGTAAAAAATTTAATCGATAAAGATGAAGCTTTGCCGCCACCTGATAAAGAAATGGCTTTAAAACTACTAGAACAAGATATAGTTGAAGCACAAGAAGTATCAAAGCGATGGGAAAGCGATATGAGTTCAGACTCTTGGCTTAGTAAAAATACTAGACCAATGAGTTTAATATTTTTAACAATAATGACTGTATCTTTTATATGGGTGGATAGTCATGGCTATATAGATTTCACTGTAGAACAAGAGTGGATAAATCTATTAAAAACATTAACAACAACTGTGTATGTAGCATATTTTGGCTCACGCGGTGCAGAAAAGTTTAAATCAATAAGTAATAAATAAAAAAAATGGCAAGTAATCAACCAACACAAGCTTTAAATGTAGTACCAAGTGATACTATTAATATTCCAGAGCCAGATGCTTATATAACAGGAACAAGTAGCGCAGGAACAGGCACAACTATTACAGATGCTTCTGCTAATTTTCTAGGTGTTTCTAATCCAAGTAATACTGGTTATTCTAACAGAGTAGCTATAGGAGATGTATTGTATTCAAATAATTCAGGTGTGTTAACTGCGGTAACGGTAACAGCAGTAACCAACAACACTAACTTAGTAGTTTCTGCATCTTTAACCGGAAGTTTGCCTTATGAAATATATAGAGCTAATGCAGGCGCTAGCGATAGTGAAGGTTTTAGTTTATTTGTAGGTGGAACTGGTAACATATCAGTAGTGCCCGCATCAAGCGATCAAGCTGTTGTTTTAGAAAATATACCTGATTCTTCATTTATACCACTACAGGTAAAAAGAGTTAATTCAAGTAATACTACAGCAACAAAAATAATAGCATTAAGATAATATGCCAACTATACTAGGTAACGCAAACGCTATACTAGCAGTCCCTTTAACAATAGCAGGTGGTGGAGGTCCGTCACCTGTAGAGTTTTTTATACTAGCCGAGAACGGAGACAAGTGTATAACAGAAGTTGGTACTAATTTCATGGTACAAGAAATAGCACCTTAAATAAATAAAAATATAAAATGGCAAATATAAAATTTTCAGCTTTTACAGTAGAAACAGATCCAACACAAATAGATGCTTTAGTAGGTTATCAAGGCACAACCATGAAGCAAATAGCACCAGGGAATATAGGTGGGGGTGCAACAGATTTAAATGGTTTAAGTGACGTAAGTGTTGATTTAGCAAATGATTCAGCTTACTTTATAAATATACCATCAGGATTATCTGGAGCAACTGGTAATTTAGTTATTGGGGAAAATGCTGGAGAGGCTCTGGTCGGTTCAAGCAGTAATGTGGTTATAGGTTTTGATGCGTACAAAAGTCAAGCTATTGCCTCATCAAGTACTGTTTATAATGGTAGTGTTGTTGTAGGCTATCAAGCACTTAATAGTTCTACTGGAATAAATGGCGGAAATGCTGTTGCTATTGGTTACCAAGCTGCGCAGGGTCCATTTGCTTCATATTATCAAAGTGTAAGTTTAGGATATCAAGCAGCACAAAGTGCTACAAACGCATCAAGTGCGGTTTTTATAGGCGCATTAGCTGGCAAAACTGCCGACACTCAATTTAGTGTATTTATAGGACATTCTGCTGGTTCTACAAGTGAAGCAAGTTTTAGTGTGGCAATCGGAAGAAGTGCTGGTTTAAATTTAGACGGAGACAATTCTGTTGTAATTGGTTCTGAATCTGCACGTAATAACACCGCAGCTGGACATCTTTCAATAGGCCATCAATCTGGTTACTCAAATACTTCTGGAACTAACACAACTAATGTTGGCTATCAAGCTGGATATACTTCTACAACAGCCAATGATAACACAAATATAGGATATCAAGCTGGTTACGCTAACACTGCAAACTCAAGAGTGTGTGTTGGATATCACGCAGGTAGAAATGACACTGGATTTGCTAATACTTTTATAGGCTTATTTTCTGGTCAAGCCTCAGGAAGCGGGTCAAGTAACACGGGATTAGGTCAATTTACATTAGGGAGTTTAACAAGTGGTACTCAAAACACGGCTTTGGGTAGATTAGCGGGACAAGCTATAACAAGTGGCAGTAATTTAACTGTAGTAGGTTATTCCGCAGCACCAAGTTCAATTACTGCTACTAATGAAATAACTTTAGGTAATTCAAGCGTTACTGCTTTAAGATGTGCAGTTACTTCTATAACTTCATTATCAGACAAAAGAGATAAATCAGAAATAAAAGATTTAGAATACGGACTTGCTTTTATAGATGCTTTACAACCAAGAGAGTTTATTTGGGATAATAGACCAGAAACAGACGCAAACGGAGAAGAATTTTACTCAGCAAATAAAGGCAAAAAAGACTTTGGTTTTATAGCGCAAGAAGTACAAGCATTGGACGATGATACTTTAAGATTGGTATATGACGAAAACCCAGAGAAACTTGAGTTAAGTTATGGAAAGTTAGTACCAGTTTTAGTAAAAGCAATACAAGATTTATCAGCAAAAGTAACAGCATTAGAAAACGCTTAATAATAACAATAAATAAAAAAAAATGTATAGAAACACAATAACATCAGAAAACACACCAGATAGCCACAAAGCAGTTATTGTAGGTCAAGTAGATGGTCAGTTAGCAGAAGCTGCAGACTCTAAAACTACAGAAGACCAGCTGCAGCGTCTTAAAGATCACTTTGTTTGGTTATTATCTAACGACTTTTACAAAGACGAATGTAGCGCTGAGCAAGTAAGTGATATGGAATCATATTTACCTGCTGATTACGCAGATGGGTATGAAGATCTACCTGAATAGTAGATTTACTAAAACACAAGTAACTATATAAATATAAAACAATTAACTTAAATTAAATCAAATGGCAAAAATTACAGAAAAAGAGTTAGATTTTATTAAAACTCAACAAGAAAAATTAAAAGTTGTTCTAAACGACATTGGAATACTTGAAGCTCAAAAACATGGATTATTACATGAAATAGGTGGTATTAATTCTACAATTGAAGAACATAAAGTAGATTTAGAAAAGAAATACGGGGCTATTAAAATTGATATAGAAACTGGTGAATATACTGAAATAGAAAAACCAGAAGAAACTGAAACAGAAGCATAATGGACTCTGTTATAAGAAAAATTAGTATTGGGTCTGATTACAAAAATGATGCTATGCACTACTCTGTAGGTCAACAAGTCTATGGTGGTCATGAAATAGCATATATTTTATTTAATCAGTCTGACAATTCTTATAACATACATATAAAGAAAAACAACGAAGTATTGCCTTGGAAAAAGTTTAATTCCAATATGGCAGTATCAGTTGAGTATGATTTAGAGTATTAATGAAGAGTCTATACGATTTTATCGTTGAACCAGTTGGCGATAAATACAGCAATACTGTTAACGTAGGTAATAAAAAATTAGTTGTAAATACTAAAATTGAAAACTGGAAGTTTGTAAACAGGTTGGCTAGAGTTGTAGAAACTCCAGCCGCCTTTTCAACACCTATAAAGAAAGGCGCTATAATAATCATACATCAAAACGTGTTTAGAACGTTTTATGACATGAAAGGTGAGAAGAAAAAAAGCAGATCTTATTTTAAAGACGATTACTATTTCTGCGCAGTTGATCAGATATATTTATACAAAAATAAAAATAACTGGAAAACTATAAATAACAGATGCTTTATAACACCTATAAAAAGCAAACAAGATCTAACGCTAGATAAAGAGGCAAACCTTATTGGTATACTTAAATATGGCAATAAGTCCTTAAAAGCGCTAAATATAAGCCCAGGTGATCTTGTAGGGTTTACTCCTAACAGTGAGTGGGAGTTTTTAGTCGAAGACAAACGACTTTATTGTATGAAATCTAATGATATTGTAATTAAGTATGAATACCAAGGAAACGAAGAAGAATATAATCCAAGCTGGGCAGCGAGCAGTTGAGGAGTTAATCAAAGTAGCTAAAGAAGCTATTGTTGATTCAGATGATGATATATCAGCTGACAGACTTAAAAACGCCGCAGCTACTAAAAAGCTTGCTATATTCGATGCCTTTGAAATACTTAGCCGCATTGAAGAAGAGGAAAACTTATTAAACGATAAACCAAAAGAAGTTAAAGAAGAAAGAACTTTTAAAGGTTTTGCTGAAGGTAGATCTAAGAAGTAATGTACGAACAAACGTTATACAAAGTTTTAAAAGATCACGTAAAACCTAAGGTTTTAAATCGTATGAACCGTTATAAAAAATGGGAGTACGGATATAACAAAGAGCATGATATTATTGTTATAAGTAGAGACGGTATAATAGGTGATATATACGAAATACAAAACTTAAAAATAGCTTTACCTAAAGCTAAAAAAATACATAAGTTTGAAACTAATAAATGGGAGTATACGGAATACCCTAAAGTATTAAAAAAAATAAAGTCTGTATTTGATTGGGAAGAATATCCGTTAGACTTTAAGGAAAAATGGTATGATTACATCGATAATGAGTTCGTCCGCAGGGAAGAAGGCTTTTGGTTCTATAATAAGAATGTGGCTACTTACATTACTGGTACTCACTATATGTACTTGCAGTGGTCCAAGATTGATGTTGGGCAACCAGATTTTAGGGAATCAAACAGATTATTCTACATATTCTGGGAAGCTTGTAAGGCCGATCATAGGTCATATGGGATGTGCTACCTTAAGAATAGACGATCTGGATTCTCATTTATGGCGTCCGGGGAATGCGTTAATATGGCAACCATATCAAGCGACTCTAGGTTTGGTATACTATCAAAATCTGGGCCTGATGCAAAGAAGATGTTTACAGACAAGGTTGTACCAATATCCGTCAACTATCCGTTCTTTTTCAAACCAATACAGGACGGTATGGACAGACCAAAGACCGAACTCGCATACAGAGTACCAGCAAGTAAGTTTACCCGTAAGAAACTTGAAACCAACCAAACGCTTCGTGAACTCGACGGCCTCGACACTACGATTGACTGGAAAAACACAGGAGACAACTCGTACGATGGTGAGAAACTCAAACTACTCGTCCACGATGAGAGCGGCAAGTGGGAACGCCCGACGAACATACTCAACAACTGGCGCGTCACTAAAACGTGTTTACGATTAGGTAGTAGAATTATAGGTAAATGCATGATGGGTTCAACTAGTAACTCATTAGACAAAGGTGGTGATAATTTTAAAAAACTATATAATGACTCAGACGTTACGCAGCGAAACGCGAATGGACAAACTCGCTCTGGATTATATAGCTTGTTTATACCTATGGAATGGAACTACGAAGGATACATTGATTCTTATGGATTACCTGTCTTCGACACGCCTAAAAAACCAGTTAAAGGACCACAGGGTGAGATAATAGATTTAGGTGTTATAGAGTATTGGGATAATGAAGTCGCTGGATTAAAGCAAGATCAAGACGCTTTAAATGAGTTTTATAGACAGTTTCCACGCACAACTAAGCACGCTTTCAGAGATGAGTCAAAAGAGTCTTTGTTTAATCTAACTAAGATTTACGAGCAAATAGATTTCAATGAAGATATGCGAAATTCTATAAATATTACTCAAGGTAGTTTTCAGTGGCAAAATGCAGAGCAAGACACTAATGTTATATTTGTTCCAAATAAAAATGGAAGATTTAAAATAAGCTGGGTACCACCGTCGCATATACAAAACAAACGTTATAAAAAAAATGGTACTAATCACCCAGGAAATAACTTTATGGGCGCGTTTGGATGTGATCCATACGACATATCAGGAACTGTAGATAAAAGAGGTTCTAAAGGATCTTTACACGGTCTTACTAAGTTTTCAATGGAAGACGTGCCGCCTAATCATTTTTTCTTAGAATATATAGCAAGACCTCAAACTGCTGAAACATTCTTTGAAGACGTGCTTATGGCTTGTGTTTTTTATGGTATGCCGATATTAGCAGAAAATAATAAACCAAGATTATTATATTATTTTAAAAAAAGAGGCTATAGAGGCTTCTCAATGAACAGACCTGATAGAAGGTATAATAAACTTTCTATAACAGAAAGAGAGTTAGGTGGTATACCTAATTCGAGCGAAGATATAAAACAAGCTCATGCATCTGCTATTGAAACTTATATAGAAACATTTGTAGGGCTAAAAGAATCAGGTTATGGTGATATGTATTTTCAAAAAACATTAGAAGACTGGGCTAAATTTAATATAAACAATAGAACAAAACACGATGCTTCTATTAGTTCCGGCTTAGCTTTAATGGCTTGCAATAAGCATAGATATTCTCCAGTAAACAAAATTAAATTAGAACCTGTAGATCTTGGAATAAAAAGATACGATAACAGGGGTAATTCATCAAAAATAATAAGTTAAATGAATATATATACTAACTCAAATAGCGCTTTTCCAAGTCAAGTAGTAAGTGATACAGAAAAAGCAAGTTTGGAATATGGCAGTCAAGTTGCTATGGCTATTGAATATGAGTGGTTTAAATCAGGTAGAACTAACGGTAATAGATATCTAACTAACTGGAATAACTTTAACACTTTAAGATTATACGCTCGAGGAGAGCAGCCTATACAGAAATACAAAGATGAATTATCTATTAATGGTGATTTGTCTTATCTTAATTTAGACTGGAAACCAGTACCTATACTTTCAAAATTTGTAGATATAGTAGTTAATGGTATATCACAAAAAGCCTATGAAATAAAAGCTTATGCGCAAGATCCTAGTTCTGTTAAAAAAAGAACTTCATACGCTTCTAAAATGTATGAAGATATGTTATCAAAAAAATACATTGAAAGTGTAAAAAATAAATTAGGAATTGATTTGTATCAAACACCAAATCCTGATTTAATTCCAGAAACAGAAGAAGAACTAGAGCTTCATATGCAACTAAGCTACAAGCAAGCTATAGAGATTGCGGAAGAAGAAGCTATATCTTCTGTTATGGCTCAAAATAAATATAATTTAGTCAGAAAAAGACTAAACATGGATTTAACCGTGTGCGGTATTGCTGCTTCTAAAACTAATTTTAATACATCAAATGGTGTAACTGTTGATTACGTAGATCCAGCATACATGGTATATTCTTATACAGAAGATCCTAATTTTAACGATATATATTACGTAGGTGAAATTAAGTCTATAACAATACCAGAACTTAAAAAAGAATTTCCAAACATATCTGAAGAGGAACTAAAAAGAATACAAGCAATGCCTGGCAATAGACAGTATATTACGGGCTATGGAGGTTATGACGAAAACACAGTGCAAGTTTTGTATTTTGATTACAAAACATATCACAACCAAGTATTTAAAATAAAACAAACTGATCAAGGGTTATTAAAGGCTATTGAAAAGCCAGATACATTTAATCCACCTGAAAGCGACATGTTTGAAAGAGTATCAAGATCTATAGAGGTTTTATACACTGGTGCCAAAGTACTAGGCACAGACACAATGCTTAAATGGGAGTTGGCGGAAAACATGTCAAGACCTTATGCTGACACTACTAAAGTAGAAATGAATTACGCTATATGTGCACCACGCATGTATAAAGGTAGAATTGATTCTTTAGTTAGCAAGTGTATTGGCTTTGCTGATATGATACAATTAACGCACTTAAAGCTTCAACAAGTTTTATCTAGAATAGTACCTGATGGTGTTTATTTAGACATGGACGGTTTAGCGGAAGTTGATCTAGGTAATGGCACAAACTACAATCCAGCCGAAGCATTAAATATGTATTTTCAAACTGGTAGTATTGTTGGTAGATCGCTTACGCAAGATGGAGAACTTAACAGAGGAAAAGTACCTATTCAAGAATTACAGAGTAGTAATGGTGGTGCTAAAATATCTAGTTTAATTAATACTTATCAGTATTACTTACAAATGATACGTGATGTAACAGGGCTTAATGAAGCAAGAGATGGTAGTTTACCAGATCGAAATACACTTGTAGGATTACAGAAATTAGCTGCTAGCGCGTCTAATACAGCTACTAAACACATTAATCAGTCTAGTTTATATATAACTCTTAGAATAGCTGAAAATATTGCTCTGAAAATAGCAGACGCACTAGAGTTTCCACTAACTGCAGAGTCTTTAAAAAATTCTATATCTGCTTTTAACATTGAAACACTAAGACAAATAGAAGATTTAAATTTGCATGATTTTGGTATATTTTTAGAATTAGAGCCAGATGAAGAAGAAGAAGCTAAATTAGAGTCTAATATTCAGATAGCGCTGCAAGCTGGCAACATAGATTTAGATGATGCCATTGACTTAAGACAGATAAAAAATGTTAAGCTTGCAAATCAAATGCTTAAAATTAAGCGCAAGAAAAAACAAAATCAAGACATGCTTACGCAGCAGTCTAATATTAAAGCACAAGCAGCTGCTCAAGCTGAAACAGCTGAGAAAACAGCTATGGCTGAAGTACAAAAACAAGAAGCTATTTCAGGTTCTAAAGTTCAATATGAACAAGCTAGAACTGAAATGGAAATTAAGAAAATGGAAATACAGGCTGAACTAGATAAACAAAAAATGCAAATGCAGCATCAGTTTAATGTGCAGTTAAAACAAGTTGAAGTTCAAAATCAACAATCAAGAGAACAAGATAAAGAAAACAGAAAAGATAAGCGTATAAAAATAGAAGGCACGCAACAAAGTGAAATGATAAGCCAAAGAAAAAATGATGGTTTACCAATTGATTTTGAAAACCAGTCTGAAGCTGGTATGAACGCATTTATGTAAATGTTTATTTAATTATTTAATTATATTATATTATGTCAGAAGTAAAAACAAATGAACCTGTTAAGCAGGAAGGTGAGTTTAAATTAAAAAAGAAAACAACACCAAAAAAATTTAACGAAACAAAGGATAATATTACAAAAGTAAGTGTTAATCCTAAAGAACCTTTGATTGAATTAGAGCCAGAGGTTAAAAAAGTAGTAATAAAAAAAGAAGAAGACGATGCCATTCAAATCGGAGAAACAAAGGAGGTATCTGTGGAAGAACCATCCGGAGATAGCGCAGAGGTGGCAAAACCTATACAAGAGTCCAACGAGAATGTTGAAGGGTTTTCTGCGATCCAAGAAGTAACAGAAGAAGAAGTAGTAACTGAAACTGAAGTTAAAGAAGCTATAAGAGATGAAAAAGTATTAGGTAAGCCTTTACCTGAAAATATTGAAAAGCTAGTCGCTTTCATGGAAGAGACCGGTGGGACAATAGAAGATTATACTCGTTTAAATGCTGATTACTCTAGCATTGACGATGTTACTTTATTAAAAGAGTATTACAAAAAAAATAAGCCTTATTTAGAGTCTGAAGATATAGATCTTTTATTAGAAGATTTTGTTATAGACGAAGACGTAGACGAGGAAAGAGATGCAAGAAAAAAGAAACTTGCATTTAAAGAAGAAGTTGCAAAAGCCAAAAGCTTTTTAGAGGAAACAAAGAGTAAATATTACGACGAGATCAAGTTGAGACCGGGCGTTACTCAGGAACAACAAAAAGCCATGGATTTTTTCAATAGATACAACAAGCAACAAGAACAAGCCGAGCAACAACACGCTAAGTTTAAGGATAATACAAAAAAGCTTTTTAGCAATGATTTCAAAGGTTTTGATATCAGTGTTGGTGAAAAGAAATATAAGTATAATATTCAAAACATAGATAAAGTTGCAGAAAACCAGTCTAATATAACAAACCTCGTTGGGAAGTTCCTAGACGAATCTGGCAATGTTAAAGACGTTAATGGTTATCACAAGGCTATGTATGCTGCTGAAAATGTAGATAAGATTGCCTCTCATTTTTATGAGCAAGGAAAAGCTGATGCTGTAAAAGATGTTGTAAACAAATCAAAAAACCTTACTGACACTAAAGCTAGGACTAGTCAAGGAGACGTGTTTATTGACGGATTTAAAGTTAAAGCAATTTCAGGTGCTGATTCTACAAAACTTAAAATAAAAACTAGAAAATTTAACTAAAAAAAATAAACAATTATGAGTTTAACTCCTCAATTTGGGTCTTTAATCCCATCTCAAACCCAGGAGCTATTGAATAGCAATTACCTACAATTTAATGGTGGTGCTTTAGCAGGTGATTCCAATTCATTTGCACAACAATATCTTCCTGAAATTTATGAACAAGAAGTAGAGCGTTATGGAAACAGAACGTTATCAGGTTTCTTGCGCATGGTTGGCGCTGAAATGCCAATGACATCTGATCAAGTAATTTGGTCTGAACAAAATAGATTACACATATCTTATGATAATTGTACTTTTGCCGCTGGTGTAATTACAGTTGCTCCTGCTGCTGGATTTCCAGGTACTCAAAACGTTATATCAGAAAATGATACTGTTGTTCTTTTAGACACCGCTACAGGTGCTGAAGAAAAAGGTATTGTTACTGCTAGCGTATTAGGTAGTGCTGCTGCTGCAGGTACAATTGCTGTTGCTGGATTTGGTGGAGCTGCCGTAGTAGGTGGAGCTGCTTTAACAAGTGGTAGTATTAAGGTATTTGTATACGGTTCTTCTTACGCAAAAGGAACTAGCATGCTTGCTGGTGGTACTATTGCTGCTGGAACTCAACCTAGAAATTCCGTACAACCTCAACTTACTCAATTTTCTAACTCACCAATTATCCTAAGAAACCAATACGTAGTATCTGGTTCTGACATGGCTCAAATTGGTTGGGTAGAAGTTGCTACTGAAGATGGTGCTTCTGGATACTTGTGGTATTTAAAAGCTGAATCGGAAACTAGATTACGTTTTGAAGATTACTTAGAAATGAGTATGATTGAAAGTGAATATAACCAAGCCGCTGTAGGAGCTGGTGTAGGAAGTGGTCTTGTACCAGGATCTGAAGGTTTATTTGCTGCTATACAATCTCGTGGTAACGTAGAAGTAGGATTTACTGCTGCTGCTGGACTAGATGAATTTGATGCTATTTTGAAAAACTTAGATACTCAAGGCGCTATTGAAGAAAACATGCTTTTCTTACAAAGACAAACAGCTCTTGATTTTGATGATATGCTAGCTGCAATCTCTGGTGGAACTGCCGGTGGTACTGCATTTGGTTTATTTGAAAACTCTGAAGAAATGGCGTTGAACCTAGGGTTCAGTGGTTTCCGTAGAGGATCTTATGATTTCTACAAAACTGACTGGAAATACTTGAACGACGCTTCAACTCGTGGAGGTATTGTTGGTGTTAATTCTATTGAAGGAGTTTTAATTCCTGCTGGAACATCAACAGTATATGATCAAGTACTAGGAACTAATATCCGTAGACCTTTCTTGCACGTACGATACAGAGCTTCACAAGCTGATGATCGTCGCATGAAGTCTTGGCTAACTGGTTCTGCTGGTGGTGCATTTACATCTACATTGGATGCTATGGAAGTAAACTTCCTATCTGAAAGATGTTTAGTAACACAAGCTGCTAACAACTTTGTATTATTCAAAGGAGTGTAATTACTTCTTAAATTAAATCCGATGGGCTACACAATTAGCGTAGCCCTAGGATTTTTTATTAACTATTTAATTTTATTATATTATGGCTAAAAAAGCTACAGCAGAAACTATTGAGGTTGCACCTCAAGAGGTTGCAGTAAAAACTGCTCCTAAACCCACAAAACAAACGTGGGAAATTAAAGATAGAGTTTATTATTTAAAAGGAAAAAAATCTCCTTTAACTCTTACAATTCCAGGTAAGCATACTAGAAAACACGCTTTGCTTTATTTTGATGAAAAAACAGGTAAGCAGAGAGAGATTAGATATGCAACAAACCAAGATTCACCACTTGTAGATGAACAGAAAGGTGAAGTAACAATGGGTCACATTAGATTCTATGATGGGACTTTAACTGTTAAAAAAGAACAGCAAAACTTACAAAAGTTATTATCTTTGTATCACCCTTTAAAAGGTAAATTATATGAAGAGTTTAGCGCTAAAGAAGAAGCTGTTGATCAATTAGAAATATTAGATCTTCAAATTGATGCATTAAATGCTGCTAGAAATATTGATATAGATCAAGCAGAAGCTATTCTTAGAGTAGAGATTGGTTCAAAAGTTAATTCTATGAGTTCTAAAGAGCTTAAAAGAGATTTACTTTTATTTGCTAGAAGCAATCCACAACTATTTATTAGCTTAGCAAATGACGATAATGTTCAATTAAGAAATTTAGCTATTAGAGCTTCTGAAGCTGGTATAATAAATTTATCAAGTGATCAAAGAACATTTACTTGGGGATCAAATGGTAGAAAATTAATGAATGTACCTTTTGATGAAAACCCTTACTCAGCATTCGCTGCTTTCTTAAAAACAGATGAAGGTGTTGAGATCTATAAATCTATAGATAAAAAACTATAAAAACAAGTGATACTATTATAAGGCGGTTTAGGCCGCCTTTTTAGTATTAAACAAATATAAATAATGGCAGTAAACGTAAACACAGTATATAGAACCGTCTTGTTAATATTAAACAAAGAACAGCGTGGTTATTTAACACCTGATGAGTTCAATAAAACTGCTACTCAAGTACAGTTAGATATATTTAATTCGTATTTTGAAACAGAAAATCAACAATTAAGAATACCAGACAATGATTCTGAGTATTCAGATAGAATTAAAAACGTAAAAGAAAAAATAGCAATATTTCAAACATCTGGAACTTGCAGTTATGTAGGTCCTTACTTCACGCTGCCCGCTTCAACTACACTTCTTAGTGATTCTTTTCAAACAGTTGCAAGCCAACAAACATATGTTCTTTCTACAATAACTGCTTCTGATATAGATGAAAACTTAGTTACTGTTACTTTCGATGGCATTGTACAACCCAACACTCAATGGTCTATATCGAGTAACGTAATAACATTAACAACAATTCCTGCTGGTGTTTTTACTGTTGTAGTAAATGTAAATTTATCTGATTTTTACAAACTAGGAACAGTAATTCACAAAGATGAAAAAGAAGTTCAATACGTGCAACCTAATGAATTACTAGAACTAAACTTATCTCCACTAACAAAACCTACAGAATATTTTCCAGTATATAAATACAAAGATTTTAAAATACATGTACTTCCTACATCTATAGTTTCAAACGTTTCTTGCACATACCTTAGAACTCCTAAAAATCCTATTTGGAATTTTGAAAATCCTGCTAGCGCTAATAATTTTCAATATATTTATAGCCCGCGTACATCAGTAAACTTTGACTTACATCCTTCTGAACAAGTTTCTATTGTAGAAAAAATATTATTATATTCTGGTGTTATTGTTAACGATCCTACTATAATTCAAGTAGCTGCTCAACAAATACAACAAGAAGAATCTAACGAAAAATCTTAACAAATGAGCTTAATAACAGAAACAAATCAACAATATTATCAAGGCACTCAAGTTTTTGTAGCAGCAACTACTCAAAAAGACTTTACAACTACTTTTGACACTAATTTAGTACTTGGATCTGCTGATTCAACAGAAGTTAATTACGCGTTAAATAACTTTAAATTATATAAAAGTCAAACTGGTTTACCAGGAAGTTTTTTAGAAGTTACCTCTGGATATACTGTTGCTAATAATATTATAAGTTTCACAAATGCTCCTTTTGATGATGTTCCATCTACGCCTTATGTTGTAGTTCAATTAAAAAAATTAGATGGTGGAAATTATGGAAATAAAGACGCATACGGTGTTACTGTTGAAAACAATTATGGCGGATATGAATATATAAAGCTCAATGATATTGTTAATAATTTTTTAGTAGGCTACGTGGGTAATCAAAAATTAATATCTGATATCAAAAGAACTGATGTTATATTTCACGCTAAAAGAGGTTTACAAGAATTTAGTTATGATACTTTAAAAAGTGTCAAATCTCAAGAACTAAACATACCACCAAGCCTTAATGTTGTTTTACCTCAAGACTACGTGAACTATGTTAGTCTGTGCTATATAGATCAACTAGGCGTTAAAATACCTATATATCCTGCTAACAACTTAACAACGAGTCCTTACGAGAATCCTATACAAGATAACAAAGGTATTCCTACTCAAGATAATTTTGGTGAAAATTTAGAAGGAACTTCTATAACAGAAGATAGATGGAAGAAAGCTAATGATAAAATAATAAGTCAAGCTTTTTTTAACAATATGGATGACTATGCTTATTGGGCTAATTATTATGGATTTGATAACAGTGTTTTTTACGGTCAACAATATGGTATACTACCACAATATGCTCAAAGAAACGGTTGGTTTAATCCTAATTATAGAGAAGGTAAAATGTCTTTTTCTAGTAATTTAGTAGGTAAATTAATAGTATTAGAGTATATATCTGATGGATTAGCTTATGACTTAGATTCTAAAGTACCTAAGATGGCAGAAGACGCTCTATACGCTTATATTTTACACGCTATAATTTCTACTAGAGCCAATCAGCAAGAGTATACTGTTCAAAGATTAAGAAGAGATAAAAGTGCTAAATTAAGAAATGCTAAAATAAGATTGTCAAACATTAAACTTGATGAAATAGTGCAAGTTATGCGTGGTAAATCTAAATGGATAAAACACTAAAATTAAATGGCTGAACTTAAAAATACTTTCCTAAAGTCTAAAATGAATAAAGATTTAGACTCTAGACTTGTGCCAACGGGTGAATATAGAGACGCCTTAAACATAACGGTAGGTAAATCAGAATCTGCAAGCGTAGGGACTGCACAAAACATTTTAGGTAACTCTGAAATAGGTACTGGTGGTTTTGCGGGTAGTGGTGTATTAAGTTCTATAGGTTATGTAAAAGAAAATTCAAGAAACATAGTTATATTATTTCAAACTACATATGAAGATCCTAGTGAAACGCAAATAACACCAGCTCCAACTAGCGAAACATGTAGAATAGTTTTAATAGATTTTAATGGTTCTTCTCCAGTTCAAACAATTCTAGTCGAAGGTAACTTTTTAAATTTTGCTTCTAACAAACAATACAGTATAACAGGCGTTAATTTAGTAGAAGACTTGCTTTTTTTTACTGACAATAGAAATCAACCAAGAAAAATAAATATTGCTACAGCTTTAGCAGATGGTAATTATTACAAGTATGAACAACAAATATCTGTAGCAAAATTTGCTCCTGTAGAGCCTATACAGTTATTTAAAAAACATTTTGGTAAAGCTACAGCGCCTTCAACTGGAACTACTATTACTTTAAGCAGTACAGCATTTTCAGGAGGCAGTCTAGTTGGTATGTTTGTTATTTCAAACTCTACTATTACTGGCGCAACTCAAATAAAAGCAAGTCAGTATATACAAGTTATTGAAGTTACTGGTGCTACAACGATAGTTGTTAGCGATGGTAACGCTTCTTTTACTGGAGTGCCGATAGTTAACAATCAAGATTTAATATTTGTGTCTTCTAACATGACTGATCAATCTTCTGATGCCACTTGGCCAGGAGATCCTGATTACTTAGAAAGTAGATATGTTAGGTTTAGTTATAGAATAAGATATGATGACAACGAATATTCTACATTTGCTCCATTTACACAAATATGCTTTATACCTAATCAAAAAGGTTACTTAATAAGCGGTAATGAAAAAAGCGCCTTTAGAAGCACTATACTTGACTGGTTTGAAAACAATGTAAACAACATTGAATTATTAATATCTTTACCTACTATAGGAAGTAAATTAATATCAGATTATAGTATTTCTGAAATAGACATACTTTACAAAGAAAGCGATAGTTTAATAGTAAGTGTTTTAGAAACAATAGAAGTTTCAGAACTACAAACATCTATACCTAATATTAACGTATTTAACTACAATTATAGATCAGAAAAACCTTATAAAACCTTATCAGAAGCTCAAACAACTAGAGTATATGACAAAGTACCAGTAAGAGCAAGAGCTCAAGAGATATCAGGTAATAGAGTTATTTATGGAAACTATAGAGACGCTTGGACTACACCTGAATCTATAAACTATAACATAGCTGCTCAAGCTAAAACATCTCAATTTTTTAATTTTATAGAATATCCAAACCATACTTTAAAACAAAACAGAAATTACCAAGTTGGTTTTATATTAGCTGATAAATACAACAGACAAACTTCAGTTATTTTATCTTCAAACGACACTGGATCAACATCAGGTTCTACGTTTTTTGGAGGTTCAACAATATATTCTGCTTACACTAATAGCACGTTAGTTGTTAAGGGCTGGCCTGGCAATGCGCTTAGAGTGTTAGTTAATTCACCTATATCAGTTTTAAACAATACTACAGCTGGAACTCCTGGGCTTTATGCAAACGCTATAGGTGTAGGCTTGGGTTTTGCTGTTACAGACACTGTTGTTATAAGTTCTACCACTTTTACATTTAATTTAGACGCAACTTATTCAGCTCAAAACGAGGTTCCAATTTTAGGTTCTTATTTACGAGGTCAGTTTACTGACTATATAGAAGTTAAAAACGTTACAGGTTCAGGCTCAGGACCCTATGTTGTTACTACGGAAGAACAGGTTAATGATATATATAAGTATGATCAATTAAATTCTTTAGTTGCAAATACTAAGTTTGCATACGATATAAATTCAATAGGTTGGTATTCATATAAAGTAGTTGTAAAACAACAAGAGCAAGAGTATTATAATTCTTATTTACCAGGTATGCTAAATGCATATCCAGACGCACAAACATCTGATAGCAAAGTTAAATACATACAATCAGCACTTGGATTTGCGAGCGCTACTTCATCAAGCACAACTATATCAGTCACTAAAACGCAATCAACAGAAACTATAATTATTGGCATGCAAGTTAATAATTTAACAACTACTTTTGCCAACGCTCAACCTGTCATTGTGACAAGCGTTGCTCAGTCACCTACTACAACAACTATTACTATAAATCAAACCGCTATAGTAACAAGCTCAGATACTTTACAGTTTTTAGCTACTCAAGCAGTTGTTGAAAACGGAGTCAATACTACTAGTTTCCCTGTAGATGAACAAAACAAAACAGCTCATGTTGTTTTAATAAATGATAATATAAATAAAATACCTAGAGATTTATCAGAAGTTGGTCCTGATCAAAAACAATATAGAAGTAGTGTTGAGCTTTTTGGTAGAGTGGAAAACTTTGGTGATACATTAACTTTAGCAGTTGGCACTATGACTCCTGTAGCAGTTAGTGTTCAAACAAATACTTTTGATTATGATGCAACTACGGCTACTGGTATAGCTTTAACTAGATTTAAACCAGGAGACGCTGTAGAAGCTTTAGACGGTGGTCCTGCTTCTGGAGATATTTACCCTGGAGAATGGCTTAAAGATACTGTTATAGTATCTAACACTGTTGCTGGAGCCACAGGCACAATAGTTTTTTCACCAAAACAAACAGTGTTTGGTACTGCTTCTGGTAATCCTAATACTATATTTTCTTTTTTACGAGAAGAAAACAGACAGTATTTTCCAGAAAGAAAAGCAGATACTGTAAATACAATATCTACAGCAAGAGACTTAGACTTTTTACCAAACAGCGTAGATAATATAAGAGGTACAGCTGCTTTAAACTTTTATCAATTAGACACCAATCCTTTAGTTGCTAGAATATCTACTGTTAAAGGCATTGGAGCAACAGCTCAAGAAATGATACCGTTTCTTTCTGTATATGAAACTAAACCAACAGAGTCTCAACTTGATATTTTTTGGGAAACAGCAAGTACGGGTTATATATCAGATTTAAACGCTGACGTGCTTACAGGATTTGATGGTCCGGTTGGTTTTACAAACACAAACTATACGCATGTTGAAAATCAAGACGCAAGTGGAAGCAATATTACAGAAGGTAATCCATTGAGTAAGTTTATAACAACTCAATTTTTTGCTGTTGATTTATCTGGAAGCAATATGACTGGCGCTACGATGTCGCTTGTAAGCGTAGTAGATTTAACTGGAACTGATAGAACACTAGATTTTGATTTAATTCCTGGAGCTAGTCCTGGTGGTTTTAGATTAACGATCGCTGGAAGTAGTTTTGTATTTAATAATGATGCTAATACTAGAGAAAACTATGTTTTTACAATAGCTATTGCATATACATTAGCTGGTGTTTCTTACGTTGATAATTTAACAACTACAGGTAAATTACAAAACACGACACCAACAATAATAGGTGGTTGCGCTGCTTACGATACTACAATAAATCAAACAGCTACAACTGTTGTTACTATAGATGCTAAAAACGGAGCTCACGTACCTACTAACTCAGATACAGATTTATTTTATGAAATAGTATCTGGCAATACTGGCGGCTTTTTTGCAATAGATTCTACAAGTGGAACTATATCTTTAGATCCTTCTGCTGGAACTGTACCTATTGGTTTTTATTCTTTAGACATAAAAGTAACAGACGCTTTTGGTTCTAGCGCTTTAATTAATGCTGGATTACCAGATTTTTCTAGTAAATCAGTTCAGTGTTCAACAGCTAATGTTGGTATTACAGTAGGTCAAGAACAAGTGCCTGCAGGATATAGAACAGACACATCAGATTTATTAACTGGCGTATTTAATTTCATGGGCTCAAGTCAACCAGATAGAACAGAAGATCCAACAAATACAACTCCTTTATCATCATCTGCACCTACTGGAAATGAATACATAGTTGAAACAGGAGGAGGCACAGGAGGTGCTGTTCTTACAATTTCTACTAAAATAACTAGACCAACATTCTCAGGCGGTCCTACTTCTGCTGATAACGTTAAGTTTGCTGTTTTATACATGGGACCTCACTATATTAATATAAATAATGACATTACTGACACAACAAGCGGTACCTATGGCACTAATGTTAGCACGGGTATGCCAGCTGGAACAAGTTTAGCTGTGTTACCAACTTTAGATCCTTCAACAGATGGTTTTACTTCAAGTGTTTTAGCGGATGGACCTTTTATAGATGGAAAAAGTGTACCTCAAGCTAATGGATCTTTATCTCCTGTGGGATTATTATCTGGTCAATTATTAGTTAAAAATAAAGTTAATGGTGTAGGTTCTTGGTTGTCCGCAGGTTTTTTCTTTAGAGGTACTGATCAAGGTTTTACAGAATTATTTTATAAAATATTTTACAGACCTGCTACTGTTGCTGCAGACGGAACTGTTACTTACAGCGTAAATCAAACCGCTACCTGGGATCAAGTAAGCGATATGAACGGCTCTGTGTCTTCAACAGATTGGTCTAATGCAGCTGGCGGAACAGAAGCAAGTAATGATTTAAAAACAAAAGTATATATATCAACTGATACAGATCAATCTATTAATGTTGCGTGTTTATCTGGAAATACATGCAACCCTAGATCTGCATCTAGAGAAGATACGTTTGTATTAGACGGTACTGTTAATCCAGGTGAATACTGTATTGTATACAAGTTTAAATCATCTGGCGGATTAGTAGCACCTGGAACTCTTGGTACCGGTTTTAGTGATGAACCATATTATCCAACAGGTGAAATGTCTTCTGGAGATATAACTATTGCAACTGAAGATTTAAACTTTACTTCTGGAGGTGTATTAAGATATGCTCCAGGTGCTTCAACAGCTGCTAGGTTTGTTGTAAATCCAAGTATTGCATCACCACCTGGTCCTTATAGTGTTGGTTATGTAACACAGTCACAAGATCCAGCAACCGCTCCTGTTGCCAACAATACTTATAATACAAATGGTACTTTTAATTCGGGTAATAATATAATTTTAGACGCAGCACAAGTAACGGCAAATCCAGTATCTCCATATTTAGATATAACTGGAACTGGTATTCCTAGTAGTACTTATATAGCAGCTATTAACGTAGGAGGTGATCCAAACAAGATAACGCTTAGTAATGCTTTAATTGGAGCTATTACACCTTCAGATAATATAACAATAGGTAGACCTGCTTTAGTTGCTCCATTTAATTCTACGGTTGGTGGTATAGTACTCTATTCAACATCAAATAGAATAAACACAGTAAGTCAACTGTTTACTGATGAAGACTGTACTTCACCTTACGGCATTTCAAGTAGTGATGGTTCTAGCGACTTGTTTAAGCTTTATAATCAAAACTTTCAAGCGGCAAACCCAGGAAAAGTAACATATCAAACAACAAGCAATGTAAATCTTACTAACAGCCCTAACATGGGCTTTGTTACAGATAGACCTTTAGCTAGTGCTAAAATAGATGGTGATGGATATATAACTACTTTAGGCACGAGTGATGGCGATAGAGGGGTTAGTCCAATATCACAAGAAGTATCATCTTAAATTGAACAAAAAACAAGTAATAATATAATATGGCAGCAACACTTGAGCTTAAATATTTTAACTCTTTTTGGATAAAGAAGCTAGACACTATTGTTGACGTTGAAAACGGTTTTGGAGCTTATGCTGGTGGAACTACAAGTATAACTTTAACTGGTATTAATGGCCAGCCAGCAGTTGGCCAGCTACTACAAAATTCAGCCAGTTCAGCTGCCTTCACAAACACCGTGTATATAACAGGGGTAAGCGGATCTGTTATCACTGTAAACGTAGCGCCTTCTCCAGCTCCAGCAGTTGGTGATAGTCTTTCTTTTGGGCCCATACAAGACTTTACTTTTATACCAGGAGCTTATAACTTTACTCAAGACAGCGATTGGTATGTAGAAGAATCTAGAATACGTGGTGGTTTTAACAATACAGACGTTGATTTAGGTGTTAAAGCTTATATAGTAGAAGACGACAACAAACAAAACCATAGATTTAATTCTATGATTTACTCTGGAATATTTAATTCTAGAACAGGTGTTAATAACACTAATCAGTTTTCTGTTGGAGAAGAAATAACTAGAAGCTTAGATCCAGTAAATGGTTCTATACAAAAGCTATACGCTGAAGATACTAATTTAATTATATTTCAAGAAGCAAAAGTTAGTAATGCATTAATAGATAAAGACGCTATTTATTCTGCTGAAGGCCAATCTATAACAACTACTGGTGATTTAGTTATTGGTCAAGTAAGAGCTTATGCTGGCAACTATGGTATAAGTACAAACCCTGAAAGCTTTGCAGCTTATGGTTATAGAAAATATTTTACAGATAGAGTGCAAAATGTTGTTTTAAGATTGTCTTTAAATGGTTTAGAAGAAATATCTGCTTATGGTATGGTAGATTACTTTAGAGATAATTTATCTTTAGTACGTGATAATGGTAAAATAATTGGAGGTTGGGATCAACATAACAAGCAATATACGCTTTCGTTACAGCCTATTGGTGTAAATCCCAGTCTAGGTACAGTGCCTGCTTCGTCTACTTTAGTTTTTGATGATAAAGTTAATGGATGGGTTAGTTTTTACTCATATATACCAGACTTAATATTTAGTTTAAGAAACAATTTTTATTCTTATAAAGGCTTAGTAAGTGCTGGTAGTAGTAGTAACGCTAAACTTTTTCAACATTACAAAGGTTTAAGAGGTTATTTTTACGAACAGTATTATACATCTTCAATTAAAACAATATTAAATCAAAATCCTTCTATCACTAAAAGCTTTAAAACTATAAACTATGAAGGTGATTCTGGATGGCAAGTAAAATCTCAAACAAATGTAGATCAGTCTGTGGGTATTTTACCTGCTGAAAATTTTTATCTAAATTTAAGTAGCATGGAAAGCAGTTTGTTTGTAAATAATTTTAAATTAAAAGAAGATACTTATACTGCTAATTTATTTAATGTTTCTAATGCTAAAAATGGTGAAGTTTTATTTGGAGAAGATTTAAGCGGTATTAAAGGCTACTTTTTAGAATCTGAGTTTATGTTAGATAATTCTAATTATTCAAATACTGAAAGAAAAATATTTATGGTTGGATCATCAACTACAAGAACTAATGGATATCAATAATAAAAATATAAAAATATGGGATTTGGAGCAATACTAGGAATGGGACTTTCTCTTGCTGGAGGCTTATTTGGAGCTAGTTCAGCGAGGCGAGCAGCTAAAGCTGCGCAAGCTGAAAGAAATAGACTTCAAAACAGATTAAATCAATTAGAAAACTCTAGACAGCAAATTATAAATCCTTATGAAGGTGTTACTAATTTATCTAGTTTGGTTTCAGATTTATCTACACAACTATCTAATCCTTTCTCAAGATTAGGTGTGGCAACTAAATCTGCAGAATTACAGATAGAAGAAGCTGATATATCATTAGCTAATACCTTAGACACGTTAAGAGCTACGGGAGCAGGTGCTGGTGGTGCTACAGCTTTAGCACAAGCCGCGCTAAGAAGTAAAAAAGGCGTTGCAGCAAGTATAGAGCAACAAGAATCTCAAAATGAAAAATTAAGAGCTCAAGGAGAACAAGCATTAGAAAGAGCTAGAATACAAGAACAAAGAAGATTACAAGGTGTAGCTCTTTCAGAAGGTCAGAGAATACAACAAGCAGAAGTTGCTGGAGAAAGATTTGAATTTGGCGCTAGAGAGCAAAGACAAATGCAAGAATTAGACAGAGTAGCATCATTATTAGGACAACAACAAACTTCAATGGCTCAAGCTAGAGCCGATGAAACTCAAGCCTTAACAGGCACGCTTGGTAGCTTAGCTCAGTTATCACCTGATGCTTTTAATTTTGATTAATAAACAAGTGCATGGAAAATAAAAATATAACTACAAATTTACTTCTTAAGCAAATAAATCAAAGTAATGCAATAGCTTACAATGATAAATATTTGTCCGAAAGTTCTGATTATGATTTTAAAATATTAGAAGTTGCTTATACTGATACGGCTAAAAAATATGCAGCAATTAAAATGGATATAAAAAATAACAACTGTACAACAGGTAATTGTTATTATGAAAATCAAAAGCTAAAACAATTAGATCAAGCTCCAGATATTTCTATTAATTTTATTCAAAATATTGTAGGAGAACTATCTGCTACTGATGCTAATAACTATGATGTAAATAACGATTATAGATATTTAGTTGCAAACTCTATATTTAAATCAAGACCTGGTTTTTCTAAAACTGACGGTTATGATTTAAGTTTATTTTTAAATGAAGATGGAACTCAAACTATTAAATTTGATGGACCTTTATTTGAGCAACCTTTAATTATAAATAGCGCAGCTTTAGAGTCTATTTTAGATTCAAATACTTTTTTAGTTTCACCTACTCCAAGTATTGAAAAAGAAATGACACAGCTTTTAGCTAGAATCGGGGTGTTTAACCTACAAGATGTTTTAGAAAATGGAGAACTAGTTCCTAATGCAAGTATATCAGAAGAATTTATACTAAGAAATGTGGATGGTTCTTTTGATTACGAAATAATAGATATAGGTGATGGAAAAGGTAGAAATGTGCTTAAGTTTGATTTAGATAAAATTAAAAGAAAAATAAATCCTTTTATAAACGCTGAAGTAGCGGGTTTATTAACATCAGAGCAGCAGGCAGTTGCGGCTTGGAATGTTTATATTAGCAAAGGATCTACACCTGAAGAGGATGCTCAAATGGTTCAAAACGCCAATGCAGCTTCAGATAGTTGGAGTTACGAAAAAGATTTGCCTTTATCACAAGATAAAAAAGTTTTATTTGAAACTAAATACAAAGAGTATTTTATGAAAAATTATTTAAAACATTTTATTACAAACAAAATACCTACAGTCACGCAAGATGCTGCTGTATTTGATTTAGCAGAAGCTAAAAAAGCTAAAGCACAAAAGTTTTTACAAGACAACAAATTAACTTAAATTAAATGACATTAGAAGAAAAAACTATAGAACTTCAGTCTCAGTTTCCTCCATTGAATGTTGAGCAAATTATAGAAATTCTTAAAAACTTTAAACCTGATGAAGAGGTTGTAGAAGAGGTTGAAGAAACTACTACTGAAGAAACTAAAGAAGAGGTAAAGGAACCTGCTGTTGCGGAGAAGGATACGACTGTAACAGCGGAGACAAACGAAGTATCCGATCTTTCAGATTCTGGAGATGGACAATCACAATTAGACCCAATAGCTGCACAAAATCTTGATATAATAAACCAAAGAGCTTTAAGATTTAAAGAACAACAAGACTTTGAAAATAATATTGACGGTGTAAAGACCGATGCTATATTAAAAAAATTTAAGCCTGGAACAGACCAAAGAGCTGCTGTTTATTATCAATTAAATTTAGCCCCAGACGAAACTGTAGATAAAAATGTTTATGACGCTATAAAGCAATATGACGAGAAGCAGAAAAATTTAGAAAAATTCAAAAAAGGAGAGACTAGAGACGCTTACGGTATTCAAGATCTTTTGCCTGAAGTAGATTTTAGTTCTGTAAAAAAAGCATTATCAGGAGTTGACAGAAAAGAAGGTGAAGTTGAAACAGAAGAAGAAGTTAAAATACAATTAACAGCTGAAAATCTAGATAATGTTTCTAAGTACATGGATCAATTAGCTGAAGACCCAGAACTTAAAGATTATAAGTCTATTGACGAGTTAATGAAAAAAAGCAAAGCTGAAATAGCTGGTGATGTTTTTCTTATAAATATGCCACTAGGTCTAGAATCGGCTTGGGAAGGTACTAAAACAGCTTTTGTTGATTTCATTGATAAATCTATGAAAGAAATGGGTCAAACTCCAGAGTTTTTAATAGAAGCTAAAGCTGAAAAAGATCCTAATGCTATTGAGTTTATTGATCCAGATACTGACGAAAGAATATTATTTAGTGAAAATCCAGATAAATGGAAAGATTTAAAAGATAGAAAATTAAAAGGTGAAGATGTACCTTCTTTTATGGCTGGTTATGAAAACTTACCTGACTTTTTGAAAGGTGAAGGTGAAGAGGAAATAGGTGCTGCTGCTGAAAACTATATTATAAAACAGTATAAAAAATTAGATGATCTTGAAAAAGCAAGAATAAACGTAGGTGAAATAGTTAAAGATTTTGATTGGCGTAATCCTTCTAAAACAAAATTTTCATCAGGAAATGAACTTTTTGGTGGTGTATTAAGTGCTATAGAAGGAACTATATCTTCTGTTATTCCAGCTATGCTTACAAGAGGCGCTAGTTTAATTCCTCAAATGGGAGCTCCTATGTACATTGATTATAATGTACAAAAAGCAAAAAGATTATATGGCGATGATCCTGAGGCTGTGGCTAAATTAGTTAGAAACGGTGAAACAGAACTAGCAACACCAGCGGCCTTAACGGCTGTTTCTGCTAGTTTAGAATATGCTGGATTTAAAGGAATTAGTAAATATTTACTAGGAAGAACAGGAGCGTTAAAACCTTTTCTAACCCTTGTAACGACTCAAAATCAAGAAGGAGTTACAGAATTACTTCAAACTGGAGTTGAGGAAGTTAATAATAGTATTGCAAACGGTGATACATTAGGAAAAGCAGCTGCCAATGCGTTAGAGACTATGGCTTCAAAAAAGGGTGTAAATAGTTATTTAATGGGTGTTTTAGGCTCAGGGTTTATAAGCGCACCAACAGCAATAGGTAACACTGTTACAAATGCACTAATAACAGAAACACAAGTTTTTAATCAAGCTGCTGATCTTATAAAAAAGACAGCAGATCTTCAAAGTCTAAGAACTCAAAATAATAATAAAGATTTTAGAGCTGCTATTGACATTCAAATAAATCAAACAGAACAAGATTTAAAAGATTTATTAGAAAATACTAATAAGCTTTCTGAAATAATGACTAAAGAAGAGCAGTCAGAGGTTTTAGATTTATTAAATAAAAAGAAAGAAAACAACACTACGCTAGAAAATTTAAATTCAGATTACGCTGATGGAAAATTAACCGCGCAACAATATGGCGCAGCTAAAGGTTCTTTAACAAATAGCAATAAAAGAATTACTAGCGAAGTAGATAGAGTTAGAGCCAACGCTAATGAGCGATTATTAGAAGGAGAAATTGAAGTAGTTGAAGGTGTTGTTGGTGAAGAAAAAGTAAATGTTTTTGAAACGACAGAGGAGTTTGTTGAAGCTACAGGCCAAGATGCAGACTTTGATGCATTCGTAAATCCAGAAGGTGAAATATTTATAAATAAGCAAAGAGCTGCACAAGTTGGATCTGTAACAGCTGGTTCACATGAGCTTTTACATAGAATACTTAAATCTACATTTAACTCTAATCCTGAGACCGCTTTAAAACTAGTAGAAGATTTTAAAAGCATATTAAGTGAAAAAGAGCGTAATATAGTACAAAAACGTATAGACGAAAACTATGCAGACGCTAGCGCTGAAGTTCAAGCGGAAGAATATTTAACTGCTTTTTCTGATGCCATTGGTAAAGAAGAAATAACTTTCACTGACAATTTAAAAGAAAGCTTCATGCGCTTAGCTAAACCTATATTAGATATTTTTAGGCCAAAAGGTTATTCTAAGTTAGAATTTGAAAGCGGAAGAGACGTTTATAATTTTATAAAAGATTACCAAAAAAATATTAAAAAAGGTAAAATATCAGAAAGAGCTCAAAAGCTTCAAGATCTAGGTGAAGTTGATTTAGGTATAATAAAAAAATCAGTTAGAAATCGTGAAATAGCTTCTAATGAAGTTCAAGAACTATATGATAGCCAAGGCGAAGCTGCTGCATTTGATATTATAGAAAAATTTAAACCTATAACGAGTAAAATAGTAGAGTCTCGTAGTCAAGCACCAAATTTTGATCGTCAGCTATTAACTGATGAAATAGAGACTGGCGAGCGTGGTGTGTTAGATTTAATTAGATCTTATAACCCTAACTCAGGCGTGCCATTAGCTGCTTATATAAATAAGTTTTTACCAGCTAGAGCTATTGAAGCTTCACAAAGAGTTTTAGGTGAAGAGTTTACAGCTGATGTTACAGAGGCAAAAGGTGTTGTAGCAGAAGAAGTAACAGAAGTTGTAGAAGAAAAACCAACTAAGCTAACTAAACCTAGTTCTTTATTACCTGCTGAAGCAGTTACAGAAATCACAGAGCAAGTTAAAGAAAAAATTAAAGGCATAGATCCAAAGAGCATGACCTTTAAAAAACTAGGTGATTTAGCACCTGAGGTTATTGCTCGTGAAATAGGTATACCTGTTAAAAAACTAACAGATCCAAGAGCTAATCTGTCAAAAGGCGATGCAACAGCAATACAGCAATTTGTTAATAAGAACGCTGATAAATTATTAAGAATATTACCAGAAGGCTCAGTAACAGAAGCTGCAACAGATGACATCTTAGGCACGTCTACTGGCGTTCCAACAGGTTTATTAAAAGCTTTTTACACTAAAGGTAAACGAGGTACGCGTGGTGCTGGTCTTACTCCGTTTATTAAAAACAAAAACATTAGCAAGGCAGATTTCTTAGAAGCGTTTGGTATTGTTGAAGGTAAGAAAGCAGAAGGCTTTAATGCGAGATCACCACAGGCTCAAGCACTAAAAGGTATTGCTAGCTTATATGGTAGACTTGTAACTAACGAAGTATCAAGATCACCTGAGGTTGGGCTTAAGCCAGAAGCAAAACAAAGAGTTGCTGCTGGTAAATCTAAAACAATGGCTAGTAAAAGAATTGAAAGTCAAGCTGAATTTAAGGCAGATGAAAAAATATATAATTTATTTATAAAAGCAACAGAATCTAAATCTAAAACACAGCTTGCTGATATATTAGATTTTGATTTACCACCTATAAATGAAAAAACTAGACCAGCTTTAAAAGCTAAAATGCTGGAGGCTGTTAAAAAATACAAGCTAGATACCGCAACTATAGAGGCGGGTTTAATGGCTAGCGGTGGTAAGCAAACTTTTTATGGTATACAAGGTAGTAAAATGTACTCATCAGCTAAAATGGCTAAGAAAGCTGGTGTAAAAGATTTTATTAAATTTGGTAAAACAACAGACGGTAAGTTTCTTCCAATTAATACTCCAGGAGTAACAAACTGGATTGCTAAACCAGGCAGAATGTATTACGCTAGTGGTAGAGGCAAAGCAAAAGTAGGAATTGATCTTGATTATAAAGAGTTGCTAGATGCTGCTAAAGTTTACGATGGGCCTAAAACAGCAAAAATAAGTCCAGAAAAAGCTAAATCAAAAAACAAAAAAATTCAAGAAGAAGTAGCACAGCAGGAAAAAGACAACATGGAAGTTCTGGACCATGTAGTAACTCAACTAACTAATGCTGTTGCTGATGGAATGTCTTTGGATATAGCAGCTGCTATAATAATACAAAGCTACCAAGCAACTGGTGGTTTAATAAAAATAACTGCTCCTTTTAAATACAGTAACACAAAAGAATCTATAAAATACGCTACAAGAAAAGGCGCTAAAGAAGATCAAAAGAAAGGTAGAAAAATTAGAGAAGAACATAATCCACCCGCTTCTGCTGTAGGAGCCTCTATTATTGCGGCTATAAAGTTTAATGCTTCTAAGCCTGTTATGGATGCTGTTAAAAATAATTATTACCAAACAGTCCTATCAAAATTTAATGATGATTTATTAGATAAATCAAACTTAGATTCAACTTTGGTTAAAGGTCAAACTATATTTGATAATCCTATAAGTAGACTTGCTGCTGCTGGAATAAATTTACAAGAAATAAAAAATATTTTAACTGGTAAAACAATAGCAGAAGATAGTGGTTTTGGTATAGATCAAGACTTTTACAATGGATTAAATAAAGATCAACAAGAGCAAGCATCTGCTATACAAAACGATTTAATAATAAAAGGTTTATCAGACCCTGATTTAGATGTTAAAGCAATGATAGACAATTTAGTTCCATTAGCACCAGGTAAAGCTATGGCATCTAAGAGAGATTCAGAAATGGAACCGTCTTCTTTAGGTTTTAATGAGTTTAAACCAGTAGAAAAAGTTGTTGAAAATCTTGGTAAAGCAGATCAAGCATTAAATAAAGGAAGAAGAGTTAATCCTCCTGTTAAAAAAATAAGAGTTTTTGATTTTGACGATACGCTAGCTAAATCCAATAGTAAAGTTATAGTAATAAATCCAGATGGTACTACTAAAAAAATAAACGCAACTCAATTCGCTCAACAAGCAGCAGATCTTGAAGCTCAAGGTGCTACATTTGATTTTAGTCAGTTTGAGCAAGTGATTGATGGTAAGAAAGGACCACTATTTGATGTTGCTAAAAAAATAGCAGACACAAGAGGTACCGAAGATTTATTTGTATTGACAGCTAGACCTCAAAGTGCAGATGGTCCTATAAAAGAATTCATGAAAGCATTGGGCATAGATATACCTTTAAACAATATAACTGGTTTAGGTGATGGTACGGCTCAAGCAAAAGCAAGATGGATAGTAGATAAAGCTGCAGATGGTTATAATGACTTTTACTTCGCAGATGATGCTACTAAAAACGTAAAAGCTGTTAAAGATGTTTTAGATCAAATAGATGTTAAATCTAAAGTGCAAGTTGCTAAAGCTAGTAAACGTAAAACGTTTGATACCGTAGTTAATGATATGATCGAAGACTCTTCAGGCATTGAATCTTTTAAAAACTTTTCTGCTGCTAAAGCTAGAACAGTGGGTGAGAATAAAGGTAGATTTGATTGGCTTACAATGGCTTCTTCCGCTGAAGACTTTAAAGGTTTGTTATACAGCTTATTAGGTAAAGGTAAAAAAGGTGAAGCTCAATATGAGTTCTTAAAAACAAACCTAATAGATACCTATAATAGAGCTGAAGACACTATAACTCAAGCTAAGATTTCTGCGGCTAATGATTTCATGGCTTTAAAAGCTCAGTTTCCTGGTTTACCTAAAACACTAGAAACAGAAACAGGTGTTGGTAAATTTAACTTTCAACATGCATTAAGGGTTTACATGTGGACACAGCAAGGTATGTCAATACCTGGAATTTCAAAAAGAGATGCCACGCAGCTTAATGATTTTATAAAAGACGATGCTAAGCTTCAGGCTTTTGCCGATCAATTAATATCAATACAAAAAGGCAAACCATATCCTGAACCTGGCAAAAACTGGCTAGGTGGTAATTTAACTACAGATATTATTGGTGGTATTAATAAAGTTAACCGTAAAGAATATCAACAAGAGTGGCAAGAAAATGTAGATATTATATTTTCACCTGAAAACTTAAATAAAATGGAAGCCGCTTATGGTACTCGCTGGCGTAAAGCTTTAGAGAACACATTGAAGCGTATGAAAGCCGGTACAAACAGACTTGGTTATAACGATCAAACAAGTGCTGTGCTTGACTGGGTTAACAACTCTGTTGGTGCTGTAATGTTCTTGAATACTAGATCTGCACTACTTCAAACAATTTCTGCTGTAAACTTTATAAATTGGGGTGATAATAATATTATAGCCGCAGGTAAAGCGTTTGCAAACCAAAAACAATTTTGGGGAGATTTCATGACGCTTATGAACTCTGACTATTTAACACAACGTAGAAACGGTCTTAAAATAAACGTAAGTGAATCTGAAATAGCAGATGCTGTAAAAGATTCTAAAAACAAAGTTAAATCCGCTATAGCGTTTTTATTAAGTAAAGGTTTTGTGCTTACAAGATACGCGGATAGTTTTGCAATAGCTTCTGGTGGTGCTACTTTCTATAGAAACAGAATGAATAAGTATATTAAAGAAGGTATGAGTCAAGAGTTAGCTAGAGAAAAAGCTTTTCAAGACTTTAGATTAGTTGCAGAAGAAAGCCAACAGTCTAGTTCACCTGATAAAATTAGTATGCAACAAGCTTCCGCTGCTGGTCGTGTTATACTCAACTGGGCTAACACACCGATGCAGTACGTTAGAATACAAAAGCGTTCTTTACAAGATTTAATAGCTGGTCGTGGAGATGCTAAAACAAATATATCTAGAATAGCTTATTATGGAGTTATACAGAATGTGATATTTAATGCTCTACAACAAGCCTTATTTGCTATAGGTTTTGGTGATGATGATGATGAAAAGAAACAAAAAAGAGATGACAAAAAAATAGCTAGAGTCGCAAATGGTATGATTGATTCTCAGCTTAAAGGTTTAGGTATAGCCGGTATGGGTATGGTTGCTGCTAAAAATTCTTTAATGAAAATATATGAAGAGTCTGGAAAACAAAGATCTGAGTATGAAAAAGCGGCTATAGAAGCTTTAAGTTTTTCACCAGCTATAAGTTCTAAGTATAGAAAAATAGTGGGTGGTTTAAAAAGCTTTAGCTGGAACATGAAAGAAATGAAAGAAAAAGGTTTTAGCCTAGACAACCCTGCTTATTTAGCTGGTGCTCAAATTATAACAGCCACAACTAATATACCTATAGATAGAGTTATAAAAAAAGCTAATAACATTAGAGGTATAATGAGTGAGCAGTCGCAAATGTGGCAAAAAGTTTCTATGGCTCTTGGTTGGTCTTCTTATGATGTTGGCTTGCCTTATTATGGTGGTTGGGACAAACCAGTTGAACCTACACCTGCAGAGATAAAACGTCAAGAGTTTGATACAATGAAAAAAGATACTAAAACTCAAGAACAAATAGATATTCTTTTAGATTTAGGTCTTAATAAAAAAGAAATAAAAGCCTTAGGCAAAGAAGATAATAGAGTTAAAAAAATAATTGAACTACAGAACGAATCTAAAGAAAAATCCACAGAAGTAAAAACACAGTCTGAATCTGAGACAAAACCTAAACCTAAACTAAAACCTAAACCTACAGCAGAAACTGCGGAACAGAAATTAAGAAGACAGTTTGATTCTATTAAAGCAGAAAACAAACCAGATCAAGTTAAAACATTAACTAAGTTTGGACTTACTAAAAAAGAGATAAGAGGTCTTAGATACGAAAAAAATAGAGTTGAAAAGATTTTAGAATTAATGGATAAATAAATAAACTATGGCATCAGCATTATATAAAAAACTAACAGCATCTTGCAAAGCAGCAGCAAGAAAAAAATTTAAAGTATATCCTAGTGCATACGCTAACATCTGGGCTTCTAAGCAACAGAAAAAAGGTAAGTGTTAAGTGGCAAAAGCATATCGTGGAGTTTTAAAAGCTCGTGTAAATAAACTATACGGAGGCGATGTGACTTGTGCTAAAGTTAAAAAACTAAAAGCTAGAAAAGAAGCTACTGGCCGTGACAAGCAATTAGCTAACTGGTTTATAAACATGCAAGACTGTAATGGCAGATCCAAAAAAAGGAACAGGTAAAAAACCTAAAGGCTCAAGTCGTAGGTTGTATACAGATGAAAATCCTAAAGACACTGTAAGTATTAAATATGCTACAGAGGCAGACGCTAGAGCTACTTGTAGCAAAGTATTAAACATTGGTAAGTCATTTGCTCGCAAAATGCAAATACTAACTGTTATGGAGCAAAGATCAAGGTTTGGTAAAAAACCTAAACAAGCTTCTATTGCTAGATCGTGTAAAACTAAATTAAGAAAAAAGTATGGCAAAGAAAAGACCTGAGTGGAAAGACTCTGATGCACCAGATGCTAAAGGTAAATTTAGAGATCTTAGCTGTGAAGCATTAGCTGATTGGATGATTAAAAGCCGTAAAGGTAATAAAAAGAAAATTGTTGGTAGTTTAAACCAACAAATAGTGTTTAACCGTAAACGTAGCCCTAGCTATGCAAAAAAAATGAAGTGTGCTAGAAATAAAGCTATGCGAAAATTAGATAAGAAATAATGGCATATAAACAAAAAACACCAATGTTGCACTGTAATGCAACTATAATGCACTCAGAGTCTTGGAACAAAATGCGCAATAGAACTGCTGCTGTATCTGGTAAAGGCGATGGTAATAAAGTAGGTTTAGCTCATGCGGAAAAAATACGTAAAACTCCTTTAGCTAAAAAAGAAACATTAAAAGATGTTCCTAGTCAACTTAAGAAGGCTTCTAAAATGCACTTAGCTCAGGCTAAGATAGTAGAAAAACATATTAAAAATATGGGTAATTCTCCTATAAAAAAAGAAGTTAAACCAGTTAAAGCAAAAGGTGGAGGTACAAAGAAAGTTTGTTTACCTAAGGCTAAAATTGCTAGCATGAGTAAAGAAGAAAGACAAAAGGTTATTAATGCTAAACGCTCTGCTGCGGCTAAAGGAAAAAGAGTTAGATCTAGTAGTAGCAATGTTAAAGGTACTAGTAGTAAAAATTTAAAAGACTGGATCAAGCAAGACTGGAGACAAGTTGCAGATCCATCTAAAAAATGTGGAGAATAAAATGACTTTATCAGATATGAAGCTATACGCTATGAACGCGGGTGCGCTAGGTATTACTACCTTTACACACATAGAAGACGGTTTGAAAATATTATTATTACTTATAACTATAGGTTATACCATTTCTAAATGGATTAACATTAAGAAAGAAAACAAAAAGTGAAATACTTTAAGCTAAAAGAATTTGATTCACCTGATGAGCCAGGTAGCGGCAAGTACATGAATAAAGAAATACTGTACATGCTAGATGCAGTAAGAAAAGAATACGGTAAACCTATTAAAGTAAATTCTGGTTATAGAACAGAAGTTAGAAATAAAAAAATAGGTGGTGTTGCAGACTCTTCGCATATAAAAGGTTTAGCTGTTGATATATCATGCACAACATCTAATGATAGGTTTAAACTATTAGGCTTATTAACAAAAGCTGGTTTTAAAAGAATAGGTATTGCTAAATCTTTTATACACATAGATATAGATAAAGACAAATCACAAAATTTAATTTGGACATACTAATATGAATTCACCATTTAAAATAACAGAAGCTTCTTACGAGAAACAAAATAGAAAAATGCGATCAAAGCATAAGTCTGAAACCGGTAAAACATTAGGTGATAGACAAACATCTGGCACAGGGAAACGTAGAGTTTCATTTGCTTGTAGATTTGGTGGTATGGCTGGTGCTTTGAAAGACGCAAAAGGCGAACCAACTAAATTAAAAATGGCGTTAAAAAAATGGGGTTTTGGTAGTAAAGAAGCTGCTAAAAACTTTTGTAACAAACATAAAGAAAAATAAAATGGAAGCATCAAAATTCTCAGGACCTTTTATGAAAAAATGTCCTTTAAAAATGGAAGCAAAACAAAGTCCTTTAGGTAATCATCACCCTCCTGTAGATGTTAAAGCATTAGAAAAAAGACGTAACCAAAAAGAAGATTCAATATTTAAAGATATTGGAGGAAGAAAAGGTATGAAGGCGATGCAGATTAAAATGGAAAATGGAACTGCTACTAAAGAAGAAATCTCAGCTTTTAGAAAAGCAGTGCAAGATTATAAAAATAAAAAGAAAAAGAAATAATGGGAAAATTATTAGTAAAACTAGGATTATGGATGCAGGCTTGCTGGTGTAAGTTAATGTGTAAATGGAACTGGTTGGTGTCTAAATTAATTGTAGATATTAAAGACTGTCCAGTAGCAAAGTGCGTTTGTAAAAAATAAGGAACAAAGATAACTGGGCGTACCATACCCAAAAGTTCCTGTAACCGAAGGGGATCTCAAGCGAGGTCCCCTTCATTGTTTTTATCCGTCACAGGCAATACAATCTTCACTCATAGCTTGTTGTGCTATATCACCACGAAGTACTGATTCAGTTCTAGTATAGTATAGGGTTTTAATACCTTTCTTCCATGCTGACATATGAACCTGGTTGATCCATTTAGGTGTAGCTACACTAGGAAATGCTAAGTTTAAACTAACAGACTGATCTATATACTGCTGACGTATACCAGCTTGATTTACTAGTTCGAGTTGATTGATCTCTTTAAACGTTTTAAAAACGTCTTTAGCTGGTACATCGTGTGTTCCCACCATAACCCCGTCAAGCTCAGATAGACCTTGAACACTACCACCATCTGCCAGAATTTTATCCCATGTTTCATTGTTATTGATTTTAAGTTTTCTAAGTAATTTTAAAAGTGTAGGATTTTTACGTATGAATGTACCTTTAGCAGACTGCTCTGTAAATACATTTGCAGCCCAAGGTTCTATTCCGGGTGAAATGTTTCCGCTAAGCTTTGAATTGCTAACAGTGGGAGCAATAGCCCTAAGGTGAGTATTACGATAACCAGTACCAGTACACCACAGAGGTTCGCCATAAACTTCAGCAAGATCCATACTAGCGCGCTCAGACTCGATTTTAATTTGCGAAAATATTTTCCTAGTTTCAAACTGAGCAAGTAAACCTTCAAAAGGAATACTCTTCTCTTGGAGATACGTGTGCCATCCGAGTACACCCAACCCAAGTGCTCGTCCTTTTGTAGCAGAACGAATGGCGTTTTCAAAACCTCTAAGTCCTTTTGCTCTTTGAATAAATTCCTCCATAACGCCATCAAGAAACCACGTAGCGTGGTATATAAGGTTGCTTCCTTTCCATTCATCATATTTAGCTAAGTTTAGTGATGACAAGCAACATACAAAGCTATGATTCTCATCTGTGTGTAATGTAATCTCTGAACATATGTTTGTCATATGTACCTTCAAGCCATTGTCTTTGTAGGCTCGGGGGTTATTCTTGTTTGTGTTACCTTTAAAAAGAATATAAGGCTCTCCAGTAGCTTTACGCTTTTGAAGTAATTTTCCCCAACGTTTTCTAGCGTCTCTATCTCCTTGTTCAATTCGCCGCATAAACTTATCGCCAACAACAGCGCATTGGTGCAGATTAAGTGATTGTCTGTTGACATCACCTTTGGGTTCGCGTATTTCAAGCCACTCATCGAAATCGGAATGTTCAATATTAATATTAACCGATGCAGCTCCTCGTCTGACAGATCCTTGATTAGTGGCAAGTATTGTAGAATCGTATATTTTACAAAACGGCACAACGCCATCACTTGTTCCATTGCTTGTAATTTTAGCGCCTGCGGGTCTTATTTGATTTATGCCGATACCAACTCCACCGCCGTGCTTAGCGAGTAGCATCATCTCTAGGTTTTTACTTCCTATGTCTTGAATCGAGTCTGCAACATCAATGCCAAAGCAAGATATAGGTAAACCGCGATCAGTCCCTGTGTTTGATAGTACAGGACTAGCCAAGCACAACCAACCATTCCAAATATAATCAAAAAACGTATTAGCCAATTCAGGTTTGTAAAGTCTACGCGCAACTGTTTTAGCAACTCTTTGATACGCTTCACGAGGTGTTTCATCTTGTAGTAAGTAACCGCCTGATATAGTTTTTTTGTATACGTCTGTATCACCCCACTTAGGGTAATCTTCTCCTTTTTTCCATTCATTGTTCCACATTTATATTCCGTTTATTAAGTGTATGATCCATGCTATTAAACCGTTAACATTTAAAGTAACTAAGTTCCATTGCTTGCGTGATGATGTTTGTACTATCACACATAGAAAACCTATAATAAAAAATATAGGTTCAATAGTCCATTGCCCGGCTATTACAAAGCCAGCACCCATATAACCTATACGCGATGCTACTTTTTGATATGATGTAAGCTTATTAGTATACCTAAGCGTCTTCAGTAGCCGGTACTTCCATCTTCTCTTCCTGTCCATCTTTTAATTTATTTTTAAGTTCTTCAATAGCCTTGTCGTAACCAGGCATAAGCTTTACTGTTTCTAGTGTACCAACAGCTAGATCTTTTAAATAAGCATTTTCATCTAGTAATTGCTTGATTATATTTATTGCTGCTTGTATCTTTTTTTCTAGCAGATCTGTTCTGCTTTGTTTACTTCCCTTCATATAAGTCTTCTTCTATATCTTTATTAGTTATGTTACCAAATATCTTCGAAGTCTTCCCCTTCGCCAGCTTTGCTATAATCCGTCGGCCGTATTGCGAAAAAATCAGTATGAGTGACCCCGCCGGTAAGATGATAGAACCAATCAAGATTAGCCGCTGCGTTCTTGTCATACGTGAAATGGTTCCCAAGGTTAGCGTAACCCAGTTCAACAAGTTTTTCATTTGCTCTCTTTTTTATAAAATGCGTAAGATCATTAGCTGATATACCTTCGATATCACCCATCTCAAACATCTTGTTAATATACTTAGTTTCAAGATCAACCATGGTTTCTGCAGCTTTTACTATATCTTCTTGACATAAATTCAATAATTGGTTGTTTTCACTGCACATATCGCGGAATAACTTACATCCCATTTTACTGTGTAAGCTTTCGTCACGAACAGACCATTTCATTTGTTGCCCGATACCCTTAAGTAAATTTCGAAGCTGAAAACTATACAGCACTGCAAAAGCACTATACAGACTAACTCCTTCAGCGAAGGCTGAAAATACAGCCAAGCTTTTACCAATACCAACAGAATTATCACCGTCGTAAGCAACCAGATTATCAAATCTCTCAGCCGTTGCCGGTTCATGTAAGAACGCTTCATAATCTTCTAGTCCTAATGTTTCATTTAAATAACTGTATGCTACTGCGTGTATCGTTTCTTGCGATCCAAACATCATAGCCATTTGCTGTATCTCGTACTTAGGAAACCAGCTTACTACTTTTTGGGTCCAGTAATCAGAAACCGCGCACTCCGTCTGTGCGAAGCCCAGTAATATATTACCGACCAGGTTTTTTTCTTTATCATTTAGTTTTTCGTTCCAATCTTTAACATCTCCGCTCATTGGTATTTCAGTGTGTAACCAAAATGCTTGAGCTTGCTTTAGCCAACCTTCTGTGTAATACTCTGGGTACTCAAAAGGTTTATACGGTATTCTTTTATCAAACAACCCCATTACTTATAAACTTCTAATGCTATGTCTATAAAAGGTAAATATACCACGTGAGTTGTTTGTTGTTCTTCATCGTAAGATCTCATTCCAACTACTATACCTGGATAAGTGCCTACTGATAGGCTCCATTGTTTTTTTTGTTTGCTCATATTTTTTTGCTTAATATTAAAGGTGATTGGTCTTTGTTGGTTGATACAAAATAACATGCATCGTTTTCTTTTAATAATATTTTTTTATCTTTAAATGTTTTAGGATATTTAGCTAAAACATAATCAATAACATTTGATTCCATATCTATCTTGTATTTCTATTAGTTCTTTGTATTTTACTTTGCCTCGCGCTTCCCAACTCCATTGCCACCATTTATCTATTTGACGCTCAGCATACTTTTGTCTTGCTATCCTCTTCGCCTCGAAAGGATTAGCTTTACTGTTTCGTCGCATTCTTTTTGATTTTGTGGTTTATATAATGTTACGTTAGGAAACTGCGTCATAACTAATCTTTTAAACAACTTCCAGCGCATTGGAAACGATTCGTTAGCTCTACCTTTTGTTTCAATTATAAAGTCATCACCAATAAAATCGGGTGTGTACTTAATGGGTAGTATACGCTTGCAGCCTCTGTTTTTGTAATCACCTTTGCCATTGGCACATCTCTCGTATACTTCATTATCAAAATGAAAGCCAGCTAACAATACAAAGGTTTCACCTTCATACTTAGACTTGATCTTTGCATTTTTTAATGCCATATACATATAACGCTCAAGACCAGAAGCAAAGTTAATACCATCATATGATACTTTCTTTGACTGTACTGGCCCGCGTTTACGTTTACGTTTATAAGGTCGTTTCATCATGAACTTCTATATCAAAACGTTTTATCATAGCTTCTTCGATCTCATCAGTTAAACAGCGTTTAGCAGCTTCAATATAAAGCAATGCGTCCATTAGTTCTTCTTGTACATCAACCAAGAAACGATTGAGATCTTTTTCCTGACCTTCTATTTCTTGCATCATTGTAGCCCCATACTTTTTTTGACCTACTAAACTACGTTCGTCCATTTTTCTAAGTACAGCTTGTACTATAGCATCTTTAGTTCTTATTTTCATAATGTTTCTTTTACAAATGTCCCATTAAGCATTTTACCTCTACGTGTAGATATTTCAGTATAAGCCGAATCAATACAGTCTTCAATTGTAAAACCTTCAAGTTCTGCTAAGTTTGTAAGCACTACGACCATATCTCCAATAGCATCTAGTATTTCAGGTTTGTCTTGTTTTAATATTGCTTGAGCAAGCTCACCAGCTTCTTCCATCAGCTTTACGTATTGAGTGTGCGAATTGCCCTTGTCGTATAAACCTCTGTCTTTAGCCCATATTCTTATGAGTTCAAAACGATTTGGTATTTTATCTACGCTAGTTGCGTATTTAGGTTTTGGCGTGTGCCTTGTATCTAAAAATGCTTCGTAAAAAGCTTTGTTATAAACATATGATCTATTGTGATTATACATTGATTCCTTAACATTAGCCATTATCCATGAGATCGTTCGTTTATTAATTTCAAACTGGCCGTGATCTGTTTTCCAAGTAAGACCTATATTATCCTGTAATTGTCCTTTTAATTTATTAATTGGACAAGGGAAAGTTGAGGTTTGTTCTGTTGCGTTTATATTCATTTTATTAAATAAGTGTTTATATGGTTTTCTATCGACCTTATAGCCGTAAGACTTTTGAAGTTCTATTTCACGGTCTGATATATAACTTATATCGTCTGACTGTTCAAGAACTTCATACTCATTCTCCTTATAGCCTTGAATAAGGGTAACTCTGGTATTAAGATCACGTGTAACGCCGATCTTTTTACCTGGTATGTGGTATAAATAATACATAATTATAATTTATCGTTATATAAGTGCATGTTATGTGCGTGGTGGTAATACCAACCAATTTTTAAATTAAGACGTCTAGCAATTAGTTTTTGTAATGATGAAAATTGATACTGATCATTACAGAAGCCGTACCAGATGTCATTAGAACGCATATAGACAGACATACACAGCTCGTTGTTTATCATTGTAAACTGTATAGCATAAGTACAAGGTGTGTCTTTCTTGTATTTATCATATTCTTTGCCGTCGTATATACTAATTGCTGCGTGACGTGTATTAGGATTTGTTTTAAGCTTTGCACAAACGTAGTCTATTTGACATTTACGTTTCCACTGATAACCGTAATTGCTATTAACTTCACGATCAGCATTTGCCATACGTTCCCATATTGGTGGTATCTTTCCATACAGTTCACCAAGCTTGTCAATGCTAGGATCACCAGATAAATACCATTGCCATTCAGCTTCAGCGTATTCTAAACTCCAGTTACGTTGTTTGTTTTTAATATGGTTGTCTTCAGGATTTGCTATATAAAAGCCGCAGTTAAATATAGCCTGCGTGCCGTCAAACTCTATACCGTTTATAACAACTTCATCAAGTAAAGCTTCATATGCTTCATCTGCGTTGTGAAATGTGTTTTTCATAATAGTATTTATAATATTCGTAAATCTTCTTCCATATCAAACCTTTAATATAATGGCTAGGATCTTCATGTGTTCTACCGTTGTTTGTTATAACAACAGACCATCGCGTTTCGTTGATAGCTTTTGGTGCAATATGTATTTTATTTCTAATACACCATCTATAAGCTTTTAATTCTAACTCTGACGCCGCATATGTACCCATACTTATCTTTTTACCCCATGCCATTTATTCCCAAGGCATTGGATCGTCACCAATACTAATTGGTTCGTGTGGTATAAAGCAACCAGACTTTGGTTCCCACTTAAAATGTGCTTCAGCTTGATTTTCACCAAGGTTTTGAAACTTAACTTTAAGTACTTTAGCTTTAACAGTTCTAGCTTCATAATCTCTATGAACTAGTATACCGTGATAACTAGCATCGTACCATTCGCCGCCACCTTTAATGCTATACATTGTAGGCTCTTCAATCTTGCCGTCTTTGTCTTTATACATTTTAGTAGGGTGAGCTACAACAAAAACTAAAACATCAAACTTTTTAGCAAACATTTCAATTTTAGTTAAGTACTCCATTGTGTAGCGATTAACATCTTCTGTTTTGCAGTCTATGTCTCTTACTTTATTAAACGGATCAATAACAAGGCATTTAATACCCTTACGTTTAACTAGCTCAGCACCTTTACGTAACACTGATTCAAGCGTGTATCGTTCCATATCAATATGAAAGAAATTTGCATTGCAATGATCAGCTATTTTATTCCATCTATCGCCGTGTATATCAGCTGCTGTTGGCATGCCTTGCCAAACCTTACGCATTAACTTATGCGCGTGAAGGTAAGTTGGGACATTTTCCGGACTAGCAAACGCCGTTTTCCAGCCATAGTTTTGGTTATAGCCAATAACCATCTGATCGACAAAATCTGATTTCCCGCTACTCGGAATACCAGTGACAGTAATAAACTGACCAGTATAAGTCGAAAAGATGTTATCAAAATTCTCCAAGCCAATTTGATATCCAGGTTTAAACCCGTTACGTACAAAGTCTGTGACTTCGTCTTCAATGTCCCTAAATGTCGTGACATTTTCAAGCGGGACTGGGCGTGAGCTCGAAATACGCTCTGCCAATTGTTGTTTGCCATGTTTCTGTAAATATTCGTTAGCATCTTTACAATCATCAAACGTAGCTATATAGCATACTTCAGATCCTAATCTTCTTATTAACTCTGCTTGTAATGCTTGACCTGCTTCATCTGAATCTACAGCTAATATAACTTTTTCTTTATCTTCAAAATAATCAATACAATTATCAAGATAATCTAAGTTATTAGTATTTAATGTAGCACCATTAGGCACAGATATTGCGTTTGTAATACCAGCTTCATGTAAAGCTAATACATCCATTTCGCCTTCAACTATGACACAAGAGTCATAACCTACAATGCTATCAATATTATAAAATACTTTTTCAGCTCCTTTATATAATTTAAAGTTCTTTCTTCCATCGCGATATTTAATATTTATTAAATCACCACCTATAAAATAATTAAACTTTATTGTGTTCTCGGCTTTGCCGGTTTGCGGCATATATTCAGATCCCTCGCCAACGTTTAAGTCAGCAAGGGTTTTCTGAGATATACCTCTTGATTTAAACCATTCAATAACTTTACTGTCAGGTGTTTTGATAACCTCTTGTTTGGGTCTTTCATATACCTTAACAGTCTCACCTTTGCGTTTGTAAGTATGTAGTTGAAAAGTTGTATTACAATTGTGACAAGTACCGAGACCCCGTTCCCAATCATAAGACGCACATTTTGCCTTTTGATTCTTGGGTTTTCTAGTGTGAGAACAAATAGGGCATGTACCCTGCTTTTTGCCTTCTTCTAGCTTATGTTGATTGAAATCATCAATCAAGAATCCATTGATCTCTGTTGTTTGCATTTAATTTAATTTAATCTTCAATTAATGTCACATTACCATTATCGTCGGTAACTACGTTTAGATAATCTTCTTCGTCCATTAAAACGGTAAGTCATCTACAGGTTGTGCAGCTGGTGCTGCTTGCTGCGGTTGGTCATCACGTGGCGCGGTTGCAACATTATCTCCGTTAGTCCAAACTACTTGTACATTACCTAAGTAAACTTTAGCAGTTTTAGTCTCTCGTTCTTCTTTTGATTGTGCTACAACAATAGGACCTTGATTGCCGAACTGATCGACTTCATCATTAATCGTTATTGTTATAGGTAAGTATTTACCTTTTTTACCTATGATAATTTTATCTTTAGGTATATCATTAAGGTTAATACTAGCTTTAATTATACTTGCCATTATACGTAAGAATTTAATTGATTAAACATGCGCTGCATCTGATCTTTAGTAGCATTACTGTTACGACGTAGATTATCTACAGCTTTAACGTGTGTTTGGTTTTTGTAAAAGTTGTTTATGCTAGTTTCTAATCCTGTTACACTGCATACTTTTGTTTGGTTTTTTCTGGTTCTTGCCATTTGTTTATAGGGTTTGATTAATAAAAAATTGTTGAGGATCAAAATCCTCGGATTGATAAAATAGTTTATATTGTTCTGATGCTCTTTGAACTTTATCAGCTCCTCTCTCATAAAATTGTGGAGAACAGTCGAATATGCCTATTTGATGTGTATTCTTGTCTATAGCTATAAATATAAATTCATAACCAAATAACTTACTGTAAATATAAGCTTGACTATCGTAGTTGTACTTAGAAGCAGACCACTTAAACTTATTTAGATCTGCAGTAGTCTTTAGATCAATAATAAGTTTTTCATCGTGGTTTACTATATCTGCTTTGCCTTTCCAATTTAAACCTTCAAGCTCTGCAATACCTGGTCGTTCGTATTCTACATTTATTCCGCGTATAAGATCTCTACACATATCGTTTGCTAATACCTTTTCAGTCATTAGATCGATCTTATCTACTTCGTGTTGTAGTAAACACATTTCACCGCCAGATATCTCTTTATATGCTTTAGTATTTCTTGTGGTTGACTCTACTATTTTAAACTTCTTAAGTTTTTCAGGTTCGAGTATAGCCGTGTGAAAGTACCCGCCAACCAAGAAAGCTGGTATTTGCTTTGATGGTTGACCAAGCGCTAAAGGATTTGTAAGTAACGTAGAAATATCAGAATTACTAAGGTATTGTTTTCCAAATTTACCATAATAGTGTTCGTCATTTTCTAACTTTTTTAATACGTCTTTCATTATAGAGTATTTAATTCAGCCTCGATTTCTTTAGACAAGGCATACTTAGCTTTTATAGCATTTAACTTACCTCCAGCTTTTATATAATCCTTAGCTTTTGTAAACGCAGGATCTGTTTTAGAGGTTAATGTGTTTTTTGCTTTCGGTGCTTTACCGTGTGTGTTAACAGCGTCGCTGTCTTGAGTGTCGTCGATTAGAAATAAATTGCCTAAGGCATATTTCTTACCGTAGCTCGAAGCAGAACCGAACTGTTGAGGTACTTGCATACCTTTTTGAGCCAAGTCTACACCAACAAGAGCTGTAGCAACGATGTTATTATCACCGTCAGATACAGTCGCACTAGTTTGTAGTATTGGCATAGGATCACTAGCGATTAGTTCTTCATTAATCGTTACTGATACTCCTAACTCTAATAGATAGGGTTTTGTTGCTTCGAGAATGTCTTCGGCTGATCTGAAGTAGTATTTGCCGAATGAGTTAAACCTTGATTTTTTAGATTTAAACTTTGTCTGGATAGTAGCCAGCTTTTCATTTATGGTCATATGGTTTGTTGTTTTGGTATATTAATATAATTACACATTGATTTGATATTTTACATATTTAACTTACAGAAAGTCAAGCACTTGCGAGTGATCAACATTATCTATAAGCTTTTGTACAGCTTGCTTTTTTAACTCAGAAACACGCACATAAGCACCTGATCCTTTAATGCTAAGTTTATCAGCTATTATTTGAGCAGGGAACTTATCACAGTCTAAACCGTAACTAAGTCTTAATACTTCATATTCGTTTTTATTAAGGTATTTTTCCATTAAACCTTTTAAGTAAACATTAAGTATTTGTATGTTGTATGGCTCTGATTTATCTGCAATTTGATACATCATATTTTCTTCATCGTCGTTAGTTACTTGTGCGTCAATACTTAAAAACATACTGTTGAAAAATATTTCAACCATTTTTTTGTCTTTAGGATTTTTGCGTATCTCATTTAGCTTATGCTCTGGTATTCTCATACCGCCGCGAGCCATGTCTATACGTCTTCTAATGATGCCTTTTATTCGTTTTGCAAAGAACGACTTTAATGTTTTTTCTATGTCTTCTGAGTCAGCTAACATTAGCCAGTCAAGCTTGTCTACAGCTTTTATTAAACCTTCTGCGCCGATCTGTATAAGATCATTAATGCTTAATACGCCTGATGCTTGCTGTGTTGTTGAAAACTTACGAGCTAGATTCTCTACAAGCGGCATAAACTTTATAATAAGCTCATCTCGTTTGTAATAATCATAAAACTTATCTTCAGGCATAGACTTTTTAAGATCATTTTTGTATCTTATGTAGTTCTGTACATTATACTTTTTCATATTGTTCTATTTTATCAAAAGCTTTTTCCATTAGCTCGTTATTAGCATAGTATACGTTTCCGATACTTGCCATCCACTCATTAAATTCTTTCATAATTGTTTTTGCATTTTTATAAATCTAATTGTTTTATCAATTAATGAAGAAACTATAGACAAACCAAGTCCTCCAATAAATAAATTTAAATTTTCAGTGTAATGTTTTAAAGTTAATCCCCATGCAAGTAATACAATTGCATCTATAAAAAACATAACTCCAGCCATGCCTAATATTGCATTTGGGTATTTTTTGCAAATAACAACCACTAATGTAGTTACCTGCATTTGTAATAATAAGCAACTAAAACCTAGTAAAAAATCCATATCATAATTGTTTGTTTAGTAATTCTTTTTCTTTCTTAAGCTCATCGCATATGTTTCTTTGTATTGTACGAGCTGAACAATCAAGCAAGCCAGCAATACGGCCTATTGTAATTTTTTGGCCATACTCATTTAAATCTAGCATGCATTGATAAATAGCTTCTTCATTGATACGTCTTGATCTGCCTATCAATTTTCCTACAATACTCATTTTTTCATTAGATGATAACCCGCTATAGTCTTTAAATAGTATTTTACGTTTTTTATTAACAGGCGGTTCGCCACCGTTTTGAAACACATCATCTATCATAGCTTGTAGTTTTATATTACTTATAAAAAATGTTACAAAACCGTTTTCTTTGTCAGCTATAAATTCATATACATCTGTAGGTAATAAACCTTTATTTTGATTAAGAAAATATAAAACATAAAAATGCCACTTTAAAGATCTGTACGTCGTTATCTTAGCTCTGCTGTTAAACAAGTGATAACACTCGTGCGTACCATTTTCATAGTATTTATAATGAGCGGTTTCAACGGTAGGCACATCACTCACGGGATCTCTCCTGTAAATAACATGCTTATCGTTTAGCCATTTTATATTTCTGTCTTGTGACATTAGCCTCTTACTTTACTACCTTTAAGGGCTTTTGTCACCCTTGGTTTAACAAAATTCTTAATTTTGGTTCTTATACCGAATGCATCGGTTGCAATTAAATGCTTATACGTCTTTATTCTACTCATATAGTTTATCTAATAAAATTTGTACTACTTCGTCTGATATCATATTTTGGTGATATAATTTCCATATTAATTTACTCATAATTTCTAATTGTTTTAAATAATGGGTGCCTGTAGCTACCTGCGTTTGTACGTTGAAAGTACGTAAATGTAGCTCTTTGGCCAATATATTCGTGTATATTGTCTAGTATTACTTTACGATCTGCAAAGTTGTAACCTTTACCAATTGGGCATCCAAATTTATTACCGTCATCATCTTGCATAAAAAACTTGCCAATAAGACCTGTAAACTTGCCTTTACCTGCTTCATAACCTACAATTGTAGCTTCAGTGTCATGAAAGTCTTTAAACTTTTGTAAGTTGTATGATCGCTTATGCTCATACAAGCCGTTGGTACGTAGCATAGAGCCTTCATAACCTTGTGCTAGATGTACATCATGTAGCATTTTAGCTTCAGCCATGCTTTCAACCGTAGTATTAGCGATTAACGTCATAGTTTTTGCAATAGGTAATTGTGTTCTTAGCCAATTGTAACGATCTTCGTAGGTAACATCGAGCCACGGAGTATCGTACACGTGATATTGTACAAGATTAGCAGCCTCAGATCTGTCGTCTTCAGTTGGTTTTTGTTTTCTGACCAAAGATATGATCTTTTCAAAATCATGCTTTAGATCGTGATTATACAACTCACCATCAAGTACGGCCGTTGGAAAGGCAGCAAAGAAGTCTTCAAGATCTTCTTCAAGGTGAGCTACGTTTTTAAATTGTTTGCCGGTACGAGAGTACGCACCATCTTTAGTAAATATACAACGTACGCCGTCAAGCTTTGGTTGTATAAAATTCTTTGCAGACCAGTCGACTTCTTTTTTACCGACTTTATGTGCAAGCATTGGTTTTATCATAAGTTTTTTAATTTGTTTTCTAAGTGTTTAATTTTACCGTGTATAATAGCAGCGGCTTCATAATGCTCCTGCTCTTCGTATGATGACAATAGAGTTGTAAGTCTAGCTATTTCAGATAATATTAAATCTTCTTGAGCTAAACCTAAATATATTTCACCATCTTGCTGTGACTTAACTAGCTTTTGTACTACTAGATCTGCTATGTTTTCCATTTGTTCATCTGTCATTATGCTTCAACTTTAGGCCATTCATATCCTTCTTCAATCAATTCATCTTCAACTTCTTGTGCCATTTCATCTACATAAGCTTGCCAAGCTCTGTCAATAGCATCTTGCACATAATAAGCGTCAAGCGAGTCTACATATATAAGATTGTTATAATCAAACATAGCGTCGTATAAAGGATCGCTTAAGTCGCTGTCGTAGTAATACACATCTTCATTGATACATATGTTTCTACCATCACCGCCTGTTGCAACATATACTTCATAGCCATCTGCTGTAGTTTCTGTATATATAGAATAGTCAGGTGTGTCATTCCAGTTGTCTGTTAGTTTAAAATTATATTTTTCTTGTAGCTTATCTAAAGCGTTTTCATCACCATCATACATTGATATACCGTGATCTTTTAGTTTTTGTTCTATTAATTCGTCTGTTAGTATTTTACTCATCT